TTATTTCCCTGCAAAAGGCTGGCTGTTATCGCCCTTATTCGCAAAGTAGAACGAGAAAGCCATTGAAGCAAGGATCATGAAGTCCTTAGCTTCTACCCTTCCGTAGAACATACCAACAATGACGGCGACCGCCATGAGGATGAAGACAATTTTTGATGCTGATGAATATATACTTTTCATAATTTTCTGTAATTACTGTAATTAATTTATTAATGTGCCTGCTCGATGTACCCGAGGTAGACGAGCAGAGCTACTGCTATCGCAATCAATATGTGATATCGACATTTCATAATTGATTGAGAAGGCTGATAATTTGTGACTTGATCGCATCCTTCCCTGCCAACGTTTGCGATCCAAGAAGTCGAGCAAGAAGATTTGTGCGCACGATCTCTGGCTTCTCTTTGTAGTCGGCAATATCTCCGTGAATGATGATATTCTTTTCATCGAGAACGAATGAGATATCAAGATTTCCGGCAAACGACTTTACAAGATCAGTAAGGGCTTGGTACTGCCACTCCGTAATATTGTTTTCATTAGGTTCGACCATGCCGTCTTGATCCACGTCGTATCCTGCTGCAAGTTCAATACCGATTGTGTACTGATTTGGGTTTACCCAAGACCCATCAAGATTTTTGAGCATAATTCTTTTTGCTCGAGCATTCGGGTTACTGATTATCCCCGCATGCCATGCAATGTCACCAACCTTCACTAGCTGCACGATTTCACCCTGCTCCCGACCAATAACGAAGTGAGCTGATGTTCTATTTGGTCTGTTTGCGTTACAGAGCCACTCTACCGCTCCCCTGTATGCACCTAGAGTAAGATGCAGGACAACTGCAATCTTTCTCTGAGTGCCTGGCGGTGTGTAATTCAATGTCTGCTGAAATGGTATGTTCATATATTTTTTATTTAATCATTAAGTTAATAATTCCGGTGATTAATCCGGCAACCGATGCCGTAGCCACAATCCAGAAAAACTTCATGAGCCATTGCTGGTTTGTTTTTACGACTGCCATATCCTCTTGAATATGGCTCAAGTGGTTTTCCTTGATTTCCCTGATATCTGCTTCAATTTTTCCTATTCTTCTTTCCATATATTTTGTTTAAATTCTCACCAAGAAATTCACCACTAAATATGGAGGTATGTTGTTGTGGGCTGTATCACTTCCAGCTGATGAGGTATTGCGACTGTTAGTTGGAGTATTACTTGCTCCTGGTGAGTTCGACCAGACAGGAGTACCGCCATCTGTGGCAGTTGGATTATATGTATGCGTATGTGCTGCCAATTCTGCTGTAGTAAGTACGTGAGTTTTTTCTCCCACATAGGTATTTGGCGTGTTGAGCGTATCGAAGTTTGCATCAGTTACGTCAAAGCCGAACACCGACTTCCCTTTAAAGTTTGGAAGATTGAAAGTTGTCGACCCGTCACCCACACCAGAGTTGAATACTCGCCATGTGTGAGTGCCAGATTGAGATCCTGAGGTGTTGACTGCACTGCCACCTCGAGTTGTTGAAACTCTAAAGTCATTTGCACTTAAGCCCGCCGAGATAACATAATAATCCGTTCCTATAGCAAGACCTGTTGGAAGTGATCCTGTTGTCGTTAGTCGTATTTTATCGCCCGCAACCAAACTATGAGCTGTTGATGTAAAGACCGCAGGTGATGCAATAGTTACCGTGAAGGTAGCGGAGGGACAGAGTGCGTCAAAGAGTGTTGCATATGTAGTCCTTGATACGGCTTGTCCATCACAGAGAAGCCAACCCGCAGGAATACTTCGTCTCATGGTGGGGACGATTATTCCTGTAAGTGTGAGACCGAGAAAACTATTATGAAGAAGTCCATTTGCATCGAGCTTCGGTACTTTCCCCACATCTCCACTTCCAGCTGATGAAGCTACGAAGTCTGATGCTAACGCTGTTTGTCCTTGTGTAATTGCCATAAATTAATTTAAAGTTATTTGTAACTCAATCGTCGTGTCCTCTCCTGTGCCTTTGGTATATGCCACTCCGAACAGGGCGCGATTGAAAATCTTCCCTGTACTCACCGAGGCAGTACCATCGACAAAAGATCCAAATTCGTTATACGTTCCGTTCGTAAGCACCGCATCGGAGAAGAAAAATTGAAGAGTTGCTACTGCACCCGACACGGATCCGATAGCAACAGCCGCTCGAGCAATTGGAGTTTGAAGTGTAGTGTCGCTCGTTGCAGGTGAATTAGTGCCAGTGCCCATGTCCGCATGAGTGAGGTTTAAACTGTACGTATTAATGCTTGCAAGCCTCTGAAGGACAAGTGTTCGTCCAGTGTTCGTGCCAAGCATGACTAGATTCGAATACCAGTCGCTAACCCTAAGAACCTCTCCAGTTCCCGCCTTAGTGGTGATGATTCGTATTTTGCCTTGAGGCTTTATATTTTCATTGAATGTATTCATATATTTGTTATTAACCCCATGTACCAAGGTCCCATTTAAGAGCATTGGCATCCTCGCCCCACTTGTAGGGACCTAATGTTTTGGTAGCTGTTATGGCATCACTCGAGGTCATCGATTCAGCAAAAACTTCCAAGCGCTGCAAGACTTCATTTATTGCAATAGAGATATTCTTTTTATCTTTACTTAGGAGTTCCACCATGATGTCAGTAAAAGAAACCTGACCAGATGCAATGAGATACACGCTGTATTCCATTGAGTTTCCGTCTCTCACTTTTCCAGTGATCTTGTTTATTTTGAATGTCTTATCGACACTTCGGAGTGCGCTCGAGACTCGAATTTGTTGACCTACTTTGAGTCCAATTTGTACTGTTTTAAATGAAGCCTCATAGACACTCTCGGAATATTTCTTAAGCTCAGTCTGTGCGCGAGTCTGAGCTTCATTGATAGAGGTGATACTTTTATCAATAACGGCCGCCTGATATTCGCCGTAGGTTGCGATGGATATCTGATCACGGACTTGTGCGATGATTGGAATATATGCATCACCAAAGATTTTAATGGTGTGTCCATTAATAGGTGCGGTGGTATATTTGATAAATTTTTCATTGAAGTTATAGAGCACATCAACAGATAGAGGATCAGATTGCTGGTCAGTACCGACAGTGTTTACCGTGGAATTATCTTTGACCGTGATGTTGTCGTATTTATATGAAAGAGGAAAAACTTTCTGCGTGCCATCGGCAACGAAAATGTCCTGCGCACTCCCTTCAGCAATTGTCTTTTTATACTCACCTCCCCGCACAAACACAGAGTTTTTGATCTGTGTAATCGTCTTATTAATTTCTAATGAATCCCACTTATACTTGTCATTGGTATCAGTAATCTCAAATGGAGCTGAAAGATTTTCACTATCGAAAAAATGAATGTCTTTGTCGGGGTCAACATACCAATCCCAGCCGACCTGATCGGCAAGCTGAGTGAGGCATCGTGTTACCTGCTCGTAATTAAATTTTATTGACCCTACAGTTGGAGTAGAAGTAGAAACATTTGAGGTAGTGAAGCCGGAAGTGTAAGTTGAAATGAGATCGAGGACAATAGAACGGGCTGTGACGGAAGTATAGCTTCGGACTACTACCTTTCTGTCTAGATATTGAGAATAGTCTTTACATCGGATCTCGTAGGCAATGAGAAGTCCACCCTTTACGATTTCATTTCGTTCGGTAATCACTCCACCGAAAATCTTTACCCCACCTTCCTCGAGTGTGACATCATCATTTACGCTTGGAATGGTTTTTGCCGGAGTTTTAATGATCTGAAACTCGAGACGGTCAACTTCCTTTGAAAGCACTTCAGTAATGACAAGAGTGTCCCACTTAACGTAGCTTGTGCGATCAACGGTATTTATTTTAAGTACGAGTGACATATTTTTTATGCTCTTATGCCTCCCAGGTTGATCTGGTTTTTAATAATGCGGGCTAGCTCATTGCCGAATTCCTCAGCTACTTCCGTTGTTGTGTAAAAATGACCGTTGAGGTTCACGGTTAAGCCTCCACCTTGACCGAGCTTGCTTAAAGGAATGATGGCTTCGGGACCAGCTTCACCAACGAGGCCAAGAGTGGGACCGGTAACAATGCCTCCATCAGCAAACTTCGATACAACACTTTTTACGGCATTCACCGCCCCCTTTATGGGAGCACTTACGGCTGAGACCACAGAGTTGTAGGCGCTCTGAATAGAAGCTATGGCCCCTTTGATCTTCTCTATGCCTGCATTGAAGAGGTCGACGATACCACCCCAGATTGTGGTAAAGAGATCTTTTATGCCATTCCATGCGTCGATGAATACTGCCTTGATGTTTTCCCATTGTGTTTTCCAGAGGGTGTAGAAGAAGATGATGACCGCGCCTATGGCTGCGATTGCCGCGATGATGAGACCCAAGGGACCCAAGAATGCTAAAGCAGCGGCGGCAGTTACAATAAATCCAGCCAGAAGGAGTCCTGTAAGGAGACTTCCCACAACGATTAAGAGAGTTTGACTATTCTCAAGAAACTTATTGATCCCGCCTTGGGCATGGATCCAGTTCTGAATTCCTTTGGTAACCATTTCGATTGCAGGTGCAAAGAGACTTCCCAATGACTCAGCTCCCTCAGTCCCTAGTTGCTTTGTAATATCAAGCTGACCTTTGAGTGTTTCAGAATACGCCGCAGCCTGACCATGAACAGTCTTCATGATGGCTGCAAGAATCGTCTCCTTTGAGGCGTGATCATCCACTTCAATACCGAATTGCTTCAAAAGACGAGCATTTCCCTGAAAGGCAAGAATCAGAGCCTGGGTTGATTCCTCAAGTCCGATACCTTTGTAACGTGCCAGATCCATAGCTGCCGTGAATGCCTGAAATGCAAAGGGACCGTCATTCGTTGCCTGAAGAAGTCGTGCAATTGAGAGGGCAGCTTCTTCATTATCAAAACCAAACTTACTTAAGGCTTCATCCGCAACAGCAAGTATCTGTTCTCGAAGAGCTTGAAGATTTGGAGGTAGAGTTTTAAGAATTGCATCAAAACGAGTCATCTGCACTTCAGCTTCAGCAAAGGCACCAATGGCACTTTTCAAGATTGCACCTGCACCGATGGTTTGAAGCACACCAGCCAAAGCACCAACTTTGTCACCGGCAAAGCCAGACTGCCCGCCAAGGTCTGACAGGCTGTTACTCATACTTCGGATTGCAGTACTTGCTTCATCCCGAAGTTGAACCAATATTTGTAGTTTGCTTATTGACTCTGCCATGATGATTTATTCTTTTTCTTTATCTCTGCACTTTCCGCCTTCAACATTTCGATTATCGTGTCTATGAAGGTCGTGGGCTGACTTTGGTATTCCTCAAACGTCCACTTCATCTCCCTGCAAATCATTGCCGCTACCATTTCATCTGTGAGAGAGGCTTTGAGCCCTGCGAAGTACCTCTCCCACGAATACCCTACTTCGCCGACTGAAAATTTCCCTTTGTGACTTTGTTCAATTCCACAACCACGAAGTCGTACTCGGAAGGCGATGCTTGCTCGAGCCTGTCAGAAATATTCTCCGGATTGCCGTCATATGACACGATGAGCTGTTCAAAGGTTCGCTTCTCAGCCTTGAGCATGATCGAAGCGTCGACATCTTTCATGATGCTTTCACCCTCACTGGCGATGTCATTGGGATCAATCTTGATCCCTTCAAGAAAGGCACTCTTGATGGCATTCCTTTCCTTGGCATTCATGAAGGACTTGATAACGAGGTCTTTTCCGAGTGGTGTTATGAGTTTTATTGTTTCTCTTTCCATAATGGTTAATTATTTTGATTAATATGATGCCACTGCATTTGTTGCTAAGACTGAAATCATCAAGGTGTCACTTATACTGTAGTGAGCCTTGAATGAAAGTGTCTGACGGACTAGGTCATTGACCTTCACTGGCCGAGTGATTTCCTTGAAGATCACTTTTGCAAGATCAATGCGGATCTGGGGATTCGCAGCACTTCCGATTGTGACATCGGTGTTCTTAAGATCGAGTCTCATTGCCTTTGCAGTTGTGGCAAGAGCTGCGGTCTTGTAGTCCGACTCGTTTTGCCAGAGAGCTTCGAGAGTTCCTTCAATTGAAAACTGCTTGTTGAGGAAATCCGATGGAGTTGAGCTTCCGAGAACGTCATCATCCTCAATATTCTGATCAATCTTTAGTGTGAGTGACTTGATGTTCATGGCTGAAGTGGCACCAAGACCGGCATATGTAGATGCGAGCTTGAAGGTGAGATGCTGTGGTAGGAATCTGTTCTCGGTTGTAGCTGAAGGAGTGAGTGTTGCGGTCGCTCCCTTCTTTGCTTTAAGTCCGAGAGTGTAATCAAGAAACTTATTAAGTTCATAACTAATCTCAAGCGATGATACTGCTCCGTTTCCATGCTTGTAATCCTGTGCTCCGAGTGGATCATCAATGAAAAGCGAAAGTGCCTGGTGCTGAGAGCTTTGAGCTACCGTTATGGTGTGATCTTTAATCGTTGCATCGGAATCTGCATTATCTCCAGTTGAAAGCGAGCCAAGAATAGAGTAGAGAATGAGAGGAAAATGCTTGTCAGCAATCGGGGCTTTGACCGTTCCTTCAGCCCATTCCTTTGCTTTGCTCTGCCCAACCGCATCCTCAATTACTCCTCTCGACTGATCGTCGGTAACGAGTGAAAACTTTTCATTGATATCAAGTTCTGAAAATGGAATCCAGTAAGTAGCCGCAGACTCGGGCGTACCACGTACCGTTTCCTTTGCAATTCCGAACTGTATTAATCTTCCTATTCCTTTTGACATATATTTTTAATTAATTATTTTCTTTTAATGGCTCACCGACTTTTTTCCTCGACTGCTCCCACTGCCTCTCCGCTTCCTCCTGACTATCGGCTTGTATGGTCTGGGGAAGATATTCCTGACCTCCGGAGAAGAAGTATTCCTGCTTGTTTTTTACGTCTTCCTTCCCTATCATTTTGTTTTTATTATTTGTTTGCATACATTTAGAATGATAAATTTTTAATGGCCTTGGCTTTCACTGTGACTGTAAAGACCACAAAACTTCCATCCCCAGATGTGATGCTCTCCGGAGTGGAGGAAGATGGCTCAACACCGCCGTTTGCTGCGCCGCCGAGTGTCGGATCTTCATCGAAGGCATTGATAATGGTTTCCATAAGCTCCTCGATGCCATTGGCGGAGGCTATATTTTCTCCCTTTTGGATGATTCCAATCGTGAAATTGTGAGTACGAAGATTGTCACGGTTCGTCTCTGCTACGCCCTCAAGCGAAGGAGAGGCTAGTACAGCGGCAGGAAATGTTCCAATGTCCTTGTATGCAAATCCATCCTGCTTGAAGTCATCAACAATGACCTGACCGAGGGTTGCCGGTACGAGAGAATCAAGTTTTGCCTTCACTGCATTTTTAATTGTGGTTACTATTGCTGTCATAGTCGTGTTTGATTAGCTATCTGCCTGTTCACCATGTCCTGGGCTTCTCTAAATATTTTATTCACTTCTGGCTCCGCTTTTTTAATAATCTTGAGCATGAAGGGATTTGCTTTTATATATTTCGTACCGTCATGCACAAAGATTGCGTAGTGAGCGGTGGGATACCATGCTGCTTGAAGCCTCGCTGTTTTGTATCTGAACGACTGCAAGAGATTTCCTGTTCTCCACGGGACCGGATTATCTTTCAAAGTATTTTTTGCAAAGATGGCACCGGTCGCCATGACCGCCTTCTGGAATATCGGCTCCGAAATCTTCGGATAATTCCTAAAAGCGAAGTTCAGCTCCTTAAGTCCTCGTATTTCAATTCTGAAATCTCCAGCCATATGTTTAGAAAAAATTAACCCTCCTATATTTATTAATCGTCTCCGTATCTTCGGGATTCAGAAGATCTTTCCAGGTGATCGACCCACCGTTAAAGTCTTCTCTGGCTTTCCCTTCCGCTTCCCGTCTTTTAAAGAACTTTATGGCAAGCCTTTCTGCAAGATCGGTAAGGTCGGCAGGCAGGGTGTGAGTGGTCATGTCGCCGTAATTAGTGAAATTAATTTTGTATCCAGCGACATAGCTTGCACGGATACCATTTCCACCCTGCGTAAATGACCCATGAAGTTCGATGACTCCCGAGACTCCATCCTCCAGAAGTTCCCAATCGTCAACGACAAACTCCGTCCAGTTAGGATTGCTTTTTAGCCCCGCTCTGTATTGAAGTGAGGTGACCGAAGATACCGGAGACTGCTTAAGATTGAGAAAATTATTTCCCTTCCCCTGAATCGAATACACTTCGTTGGTGTATGTAGTTTCCTCGAAGTGGCGATTGCATTTACCTTCGATAAAATCAGTCACGCTGTTTATCAAATACAAAAGTATCGTGTCATGAGTGGACACGGTGATGGTGAGCCGAGTCTTTACTCGAGCTACGGTTGTAAGTGCATATGAAAGAAGTGATTCTGCCATAAATATTCGGGTTTTAAATTCCCGCTTCTCTCCCTTGAATTCAAGGGAGAGTGGCTGAGATTCAATGCCTACTGCACAGGCTCCTTGAAAGCTTTACCCAAGATAATGTCTACCTTAATGGTAAAGTTTGGGTTCGTGCCGGCTAGTGTCGCTACTGCTCGAAGGTAACGCCTGCGTGTTGCGGTGTTAAGTCCCTCGATTCTGATACCCTGGGAATTATTTGCCGCCGTTACTTGCACAAAGGTAAGGCCAGATACATCCGCAAAGGAACTGTTATTTGCCGAATCCTGAATTTTTACATCAAGAGTCGGAAACGCTCCCGACACAGCACCAACCTCAAGAGCAACTTCAGCAGAATTGAACCCTGCGGTATCAACTCCAATTCCGTTCACTGAGGATGTCGCCACTTGCGGTCTTAGCGTGGCTTTTGAAATTACGCTGTCATATACTGAAGACATAATTTTTGTTTTTAGTCTTATCGAATTGCTCAGATCGACTAGTGAGCAAAAGAGAATTTCTCTTAAAGATTGGTTATTTCACCTCCTTACTCCCGTCTTCTCCACTGGCAGGAGTTTCTGACTCTTTCGAATCATTTTCAAAGGAACCTTCACCGTTTCCATCCGTAGATGGTGCGGATTTTACTTCACTCGCCCCTTCCTCTTTTGGAGGTTCAATTTGCTCGGTTTGAGCGTGGGCGAGCTCCACATCGGAACCAATGTTCTGCGCCTCCTCGTCCGTCAGTTCAACGATTGCGCCTTTTTCAAGACGGTCACCGTTGAAACCGATGGGACGAAGCACAGTGTACTTTTTTGTATCGCTCATACTTGTTATTGCTTAATTGATAAAAACAACTCTATCCGTCGCCTTAAGGATTAGTGCGAACGGGATTAAGCTGCTGTTTTAACGACTACGAATGCGGCAGGTAGTGCAACGACAAGAGCCACACGTTTCTTGTAAACGAGTGCTCTCTGGTCGGCAAGCGCAATTTCCTTTCCGCCGAAGGTACCTGACTCGTGTTGTGACACGGTCATCTCACCCTTTTCACCGAAAGCCAAAGCTTTCAAGTTACCGAAAATGACGAAGTTTGTAGAAACTGCTGATGCACTGTTTGCTGGCAAATGTCGAGTCGTAAAGACTGGGAAACCTGCAAGTTCTCCCATAGGCTTGATACCTCCACCTGTCGGGTTGTTTGAGAGTACCCCAGCAGAAACTGCTCCTGCTTGAGGTAAGATAAACGCACCTACCGTATCCTTCTGTGTACGAAGTTTTGCCCAGACAGTGCGATGCATATACCACGCCGCACCATCAAGAACCGACTCCTCGATCTGTGCGATTGTGTCAGCTGCATCTACGACCACATCAAACTCAGCAAAGGTGTCTTTACCGGTTGCGAGTGTAAATACGGTGACGTCTGGATGATTCAATACTCCAACAAACGGAGCACCGGAACCAACGAGACCTTGCTTGTCTGTCATGTTGGCGAGTGATTCACCTCCAAGAGCAAGCAACCAATCCGCAAGCTGAACGTCGGCATCGACCAAGAGATCGTTTCCGACCACAAAGGCGAGTTGCCACTTCTTGGCGATGAGGTTGGCTGCACCGAATGTGATTCCGGTTACCGAGCCAGCAGCATCAACGCCGAGGAATTCTCCCTCAAGAAATGCACCGGTGTAACTTGGGATAGCCTTCTCATCAGTGCCCATAGGCCACTTCTGAGCTTGGCTCATCACAAGACCGACTGATGCGGCAATCCGAAGGATCGCTGATTCAACTTCTTTAGCTACGAGATAACCACCACGGTTATCCTGTTCACCAATGAGAGCTTCATTTGCCTTGACTTTGAGACCCGCAGCAGCTCGGACAACGTCGACAAACTGAGACTTCTGTTCTCCTGAGAGACCAGTCATATCCTTGCCGAAAATTGCACGCTCCATCTGCATCTTCTCTACGATTGCTCGAGTTTCCTTGGCAACGAGAGGCGACACAGCTTCGCCGAGACGCTTCTCCATGACCTCCTCAACGGCGGTCTGGAGCTGGCTCCTGATCAATTCCAATTGTTTTTGATCCATATTATTTCCTACGAGCCTTCTCATTGATCTTAGTCAATGATTCGCTCGTAAGACTATTTATCATCCGCAACACCTGCTGATTATCGTTGAACTTTTTTAAGGATTCAACGAGATCAGCCAACTCTGCGGTATTCGACCTTTTTTTCAGGGCATCTCCATCGAGATGTTCCTTCCCTTCGCTACCGTCGAGGATTTCCTCGAGGGCGACGATTGTGGCTTTCATGCCATTGATGGCTATTTTGATTTTTGTGCGACTCATCAGTTGTCGCACTCGTGCGGTCTTTTCAGCCTTGGCTTCATCGCTCTCGTCTCCGGTTTCCGCAGTGATCAAACTTATGATCTCTTTGGAATGAGCGATGATGCTTGCATCCGTTTCTGATTGAATTGCGGAAAGCTCTGCACCGATTTTCTGCACAAGCAGAGGCTTCTCTGCTTTCACTTCAACAGGAGCATCAACTTTCGCTTCCTCTTTTATCGTGCAAACCAATGCACCGGAACCGTCAGGAAGTATCGTGCCTTCTTTGCCGTCATCCGTTGTGCACGGATCCCCTTCCTGAGGTTCAGCTTTTATAAAGAGTCCTTTTGTCATGAGCTCGGATGCATTGAGGTTCAATTCCTTAGCCAAAGAGAGAGCCATTGGGTTTGCAGGGACCGGAACGAATGAGAACTCAAGTAATTCTGCTTTTGTAATCACGTTCCCTTCCATTTCTCGAGCAATGAATCCTACGGATGTGGTCTTTACAATCTTTGCATCGTAGAGTCGGCGTACTTGCTGAGCAAAAGGATTGGCTTCTTCTGGTGCAAATCGTCCTTTTGCAATCGTCTGACCTTTGTCGTTTGTAAAAATCTCATCAGTCACACCGATTGGAAGCTCACAATAGTTATGGCCCCAGAGAACGACGGGATTGTTCTTGTAGTTCGTAAAATCCCACCCGCTCTGGTCAATGACTTCGCCTTGGCGGTCTTGATCTGCGGTCGAGATGATGACCTCGAAAGTTCCCGAGTCGGTTGCAGCCTTGGTTTTCTCGATCGCATCCTTAAATTCCTTTGTGGCGAACGCCAAGGAGACCTTCTCTAAGATCTCGTTATTTATTTTTTGAAATGTTGCTTCTTTTTTCATAATTTTATTTATTTTTTTATTAATTACCCCTCGATACTTATCTCCTCCGGTCTTGTGTAGCACCTGCAACTCACATGTAAGGGCGGTGATCCCACGTCGCTGTATGAAATATCGAGCTTCGAGCCATCTGAGCCGATGTGGGTATCTCCTTTATCATAAAAATTGTCATCAATGCCGATCACTTTTCCGTTCATGTTGTCGCACCATGGGCAGACCATCTCATCGGCCGCGGTATACCACTTGATCGTCTTCACTACTCCCGTTTGCTTCCAGGCTTCCTTGGTAGAGTCATTGGCAATTCGGAATGTTTCTGTTCGAGCAACTTGAGCAGCACGGACTTCGTCGCTAAAGGCATAAATATTTGAGATTTTGCTTGTAAGTTCTGGTAGTGAAGCACCTTCAGCAAGGCCCTCCTCGATTCCATCCTTCAAAAGTCCGAGTGTCGTATCGTTGTAACTTTCTGCAAGAAGTTTCATTGCACGTTCAAGGGCAAGGCGTACTTCGGAGGTGAGTCTGAATCCGCTTGAGCCAAGGAGTTGCATTGCTTCAGCTCCTTCGGTTGTGTAGAGGTCGGTCAGTATTGGATTTGAGAGATCAATCATCGCTCCGACCCATGCTTCACGATTAAAAATATCCTCTACTGCAATCTTCCAGCCCTTCTTGTCAAAGAATCGGTCAAGGTTTGCAAGAACTACAGCTTTCTGGTCATTGTTGAATTTCTTTATTCCTTCGACCATGAGGTTTTCATATCGAGTAACTCGAAGGACAAAGCCTTTGTACAAGACTTCGTATTCACTATGGGAAAGGCTTAATAAACTAAATTGTGCTTTTACCTTCACATCCTCAAACTGCTTTTTGCTTGCATCAATAGAGTCGGCCACTCGCTTTGCGATTTCCTCTGACATCACTTTTCTAGCTTTTGTATTCTTCGCACCTCGTGTTGAAGGTTTCTTGTCAGCCGTGCTTGTCTTTCTGCCAGAGCGATTGACTGACTTTGGTTTAGGCTTGCCTAGAGCAATCTTCGAGAAGTCAGTCATGACATTTTCCCCGTTATCAATCCCATCGAGTCCGAAGTATTCTTCACGCGCTTCGTTAACACTCATTACCGGCTGTCCGGCAAGAGCTGCTTTCATTTCTTCAGTCTTTTGGAGCCTGTCTTCTGGGACCGGATCTACGAAATCGAGATACAAATTGTCGCCATATCGTGGTACAAGAAATTCATTCAATTGCTGGACGATCATTTCCATCTTTGGCTTTATCGTTCGAGCTGCGAAGACATAGTTTGAGGTTTCTGCGGTAGCACGATTGGTTTCTGATTCTGATCCTCCGAGAACAGTTTTTGGCACACGGAACCCTGCAAGGATTTTATCTCGCATGACCTGTTGAAGATTGGCGAAGTCCATATCCTTAGGATTGCTGGATGCTTCGTCATACTTCACGCCCTTAGGAAGTACTGCGACTCGATATGCATTGCCTGCACCTTTGTAGAGATTCTCAAATGATGCGCGGAGTACTTTCATCTGCGCGTCAGTGATTGCATTGTCAGAGCTCAAAAGTCCACCGAGTCTTGCACCATTTTTGAAGTAGTTGAGGTTAACTTCGGAAGCAAAATTGTCAGAATCTATCCAATCAAGTATCGCCTGGACTGTGCCAATGCCTTGATATGGGTCATTTGGATCCGGATATTTTAGGTGAAGAATTTGTGCCGGTTTGTATGTAACTGTTTTTCCATCAATGGAATAGCTGTAGCCCTTAATGAATTCAGGGAGAGGTGCAGGAACCGGATTCGTGTACTTAGGATTCAAAAGAAATATTGCCTTTGGCTTATCGGTATCTTTTTCAACACCATCAAGAAGCCAGTATGAATTTCCGGCAAGTTCAAGATGCGAGCCTGTGAGATATCGAAGTTCATATCCGGTTTGAAAAGGATTCACTCCGTCTAAAAGATCGAGAAGCTCATGGTCAAATATTTCCTCATGCACTCCGTCTTTATTTACCTGAAACAAACGGAATGATATCTTTGCTAATTCCTCTGATATCGCACGGATGGCGGCATACGTCCATGCATTATATGTACCCATCGCTTTATCGATGGACACTTTTCTTGAACGGCTCCATAGGGTAAACGGATCATCATTTGATAGACCCGAAGCAAGCGGGAGATTTAATCCTTTGCGCGTGAGACCTATGAGATTTAATGTTTTGTCTAAAATATTCACGAAGGTTTTTACAAATAAAAAAAGAGGGCTTGCAACGCAAACCTTCTTCGTGAGAAAAAGACTTACATCACAAGCCCTCTGGGGTATCCAGTCAGACTATATAAACACAAATTTTGAAAAGTACTCTTGTAGTATATCGGTCCCACAATATCTGCACCAGACAGGGTGTGGATAAACTTATAACCCCTTTACTTCGAAATCATTCGGATCTCCCGGCTTCTTCTGGACCGTATATTCTACGAGCGTGACTTTCTTTTCATTGACCCTTAGGACGATCTGACCATGCGGAATTTTATCAGCAAGCTCCATAATGTCCTGCCACTCTTTCGTTATCTCTTTCATGATTCTGGTCGGTATCATATGAGTCCAATTACCTCAGGGTTCTGCATTCCCTGCTGCACCAAGCCGAGAATGAGATATACGAGTGCATCGACGAGATCGTCGTGTTCTTCTACTCCGAATCCAAGAAGTTGAATAATGAGGTCTTCACAGCCAGAGTGAGGAAATACAACGGTCCCATTTTGAATGTACACAGCGACAGCTCGGAGTCTGGCTCTTTTATCACCACCTGCTGCCATTGCAATCACCGGCAAGAGTGCGCGTTCCATTTCTTCTATCGCTGCTTTCTGGTATGCAACATTTTCTACAAAGAAAAGTGAGAATGGATTTGCTACCGCCATTGCTTTTGTTGTCTCTATAGTTTCGTGGAATGAGAGACGAACGTTGATGGCATTTGGCTTCACATATATTTTTGGTATACCGTCCTTAACAAAAGAAGTACCTGATACCATAGCAGTATAGTCAGCCGTTTCTTTTTTACTGATTGCAAGATCAACACCGGTCCCAGATAGTCCAGTCTGTAGTTCAGGAGGTTCGGTATCGTAATACTGGATCCATTCTTCTTTAATATCAGCGCCCTCCTCAGGAACAATTTTAAGCAGGTACTCTCTTTGCCACGCTGTAGTCCCGACCTTATCACGCTGATCATCGAGTGCTTTTTGAGTTGGGTATTTTGCTGGCCACGTATTTTTCCCATTCTGTATAAGTGAATACTCGAGATGTTTAAATGATTTGTATCGGCTCAAGCGTGCCATGAGTGCATCAGTATGAAGTTGATTTCCAATGACTACTAATCGCCCTTGGGCCTCATCAATCGCAGGAATAACTTCACCTCGAAGCCATCTTTCAGTCTTATCTCTATTTTCTTTAGTACGGACCCACTCCAAATCTTCAGGATCATCTATTACAACCAGACTTGGTCTACTTTGTTTATGTCTGAATCCTCTGATTTTTTGACCTCTTGATCGTGCAAGGATACGTACACCGTTTGAAAGGAGCATATTTCTTGCCTGCCATTCTTCCTCACTTTCCAAGGTGAAATCTTGTCCAAATTTCCCAGTCACATTTCCATAGTCTTGTTTAATCAGAGAATTATTCTCAAGTTCCTCTTTTATATTCCTGATGTTCATGTTGGCTTGTGAACTCGTGTCAGCTATGGGAATTATGAATGGGTAGAGTTTGGAATGTTCAAGTGCCGCCCACAACGGCAAGGCTAGAGATCCGAATGTTGATTTGGCACTTCCTCGAAAGCCAAGAACCTCAATCATTTTTTGTTTATGATCACTCAGTGTGTCCAATAATTCATCATGAAAATCTGCAAGAGCGATGGTTAGATAGTGTGGAAGGTAGACCATACAAAATCCTTTAAGAGTCTTCGCCATATTTCTTCGAGTCTCATGATCATCGTACAAATCATGATCCTCGAACCATGAGTGCAGTTGTGGTTGTAGGTTGTTCTTTTTTGTCATCTTTTATTTGTTCCTTTGGAAAAAATCCGCAGTTGATGAATGCTTGTCGCATCTGCTCTCTCATTTCTTTTGATATGGGTGTATTTCTTCTCTCGATTTCAAGGGTACCTAGATGGCGTTCAAAAATACCCATATCCATCTCAGCGTTGAGTATTGCTAGATCAAGTTTCATGATTGAATTTAAGGCGGCAATCTGATCCTTGTAACTTGGAGGTGGCAAGCCTTCTTTTTTCAAATCATCTGTATAGAAGGCTATACGGACCAGACGGTCCACAACAACACGCTCTCGTTCTTTGAGTTGAGCTACCCTGTGTGAAAGCTTCTGTCTATCAACGTCTTCATCAAGCGCTCTATTCACCTTCCATACCAACCTTGAAAGGTATTCTCGACTGGCAATTTTCATGCCTTTTCTTTCCAGGACATCTTGGAGCGAGCGCACAGAAACCAACGGATCAAAAACGATTGTATCCCTTATAACCCTCATGATTTTCTCTTGTGCTGGTGGAAGAATCTTCATGGACATCTATGGCCATCTATTTTGGCAAAACCCTTGTGAATACTAGCTTTTTTACGATCGCCTGAACCACGTTTACGGTCACTGCATTCCCCAAACACTTGTATCTTTGGGTATCACTGGCACCTAGAGTCCAATCATCAGGAAATCCCTGTAATCGTTCACATTCTTTTGGTGTAAGGCGCCGAATCTTCTGTAGTCCTTTGACGGCATACAGTCCTGTCTTAGCTCCCAGACCTCCTGCTTGGCTTGCGAGAGTGGTGGCTATGCCCTTAGCATCATAGATTCGGCTCCCTTGGGGAAAGTTCCGACTAAGCTGTTTTCCATCATCAAGCCATTTCTTGTTTTTCTCGCTCATGACTGCTCCTATGTACTTTAGGTCTTTATGTGACGGTCTTTTACTAACATAAGTTCCGTTCGAGTCTGCGGTAACACGTGTCGTGATGGTTGGTAGGATAATATCCTCGCTTGCGTTTTGGGCGAGAGGAAATACTTCCGGTCTGGGTGTGCATCTAAGATGTCCGACAATGAAGACTCGCTCTCGGTTCTGAGGTACTCCGAAATTCTTGCTGTTAAGCACCTGCCATTGGAGGTCATACCCAAGACCATCCAGTGTGCGGAGGATAATACCGAAGGTGCGCCCTTTTTCGTGAGAGAGAAGCCCCTTAACATTCTCAAGGAGTAGAAGCCGTGGTCTTTTGGCAGCGATAATGCGAGCAATCTCAAAGAACAATGTCCCTCGAGTGTCTTCAAAGCCCTTTCTCTTGCCGGCAATAGAGAAAGATTGGCAAGGAAAACCTCCAATGAGTAAGTCGAAATCGGGCAGATTTCTTGATTTGATTTTTCTGATGTCTCCATAATTTGTGTGCTTGAAATATTTTTCATAGATTTGTATTGCGTGCTTGTCGATCTCAGAGTAACCCACGCAAGTAAGCGATTCTTGTCGTAAGCCGTCGCAGTGATGGTGTTTGCAAGGTTGTCCCCTCTCGGGGTGAGCTTTTTCAGGCTTCTTGTATCCTTTACCACTCCGAGTCTTCGTAATCGCTTTGCCTCCTCCGTTCTTCTTTCTGTTAGCTGTTTCCACATATGCGTTGTGTATGCCGAGTTCGAAGCCTCCAATTCCTGAGAAGAGACTGAGATACCTCATTGTTTTATTTTATTAATCCTCTCCCAACGATTGCGAATGACATCACAGAACTTGGGATCAAGCTCAATCATGTACGCCCTTCGGCCGACCTTTTCCGCCGCAGCCATGGTGCTGCCGGACCCTCCGAAGGGATCAAGAACAATGTCATTTCTTTTTGTAGAATTGCGAAGTGCTCTCATTGCAAGCCAATCAGGTTTTTCAGTCGGATGGAGATAGTGTGCAACTGCTTTCCTCGGCATCTCCCAGACATCAAACTCATTGTCACCATAGAATTTGTGAGTACCATTTTTCCAACCATATATGATTCCTTTTGCAGTTTTTGGATCAGGCTTCTTTGCACGTGCTATCCACTCGTGTTTGTAGCGGTAGTCATTCCAACCCATGCTCGGAACATTCTTAACCCAGATAATTACCCCCGAATGCTGGAAGCCATGCTTGAGCATGCTTTCAAGGAATTGCGCGTATGAGCTCCAACCAGAGCAAGTGTAAAATGATGCGCCTTCTTTTGTGTTAATGAATAATGCATAGAAAGCTGAATCAATGAATGCTCGGAATTGATTGTCATCCATGTTGTCATTCTTGATGGATTCATTCCCTTCTTCTTTGAGTTTATTTCCTCGGCTCTTATAGTTCACATTGTATGGGGGATCTGTGAAGACCATGTCGGCTTTCTCATCTCCTAGAAGTTTTTTGTAAGTCTCGGGATCAGTGGAGTCACCACAGATGAGTCTATGGGACCCGAGCTCATAGATTTCTCCAAGCTTCGATCGAGGTTCTTTGTCTACTTCATCTCCCTCTCCTTCATCTTCTTCCTCATCGTCGAGCGTCTGATCAAGAATCCGGCTGATTTCATCATCCCTGAAACCTGAAGCGGGAATGGATGGCGATTCCTTAAGCTCAAGAATAATTTCAAAGAGTTTTTTCTCATCCCATTTTCCCTTGATCTTGTTGAGGGCAAGGTTGAGGAGCTTCTCTTCGGGAAAGTGCAAATCCACTAGATTGGCTGGAATGAGGGCTACTCCGTCCTTGGTTTCAATGCCTTTTATGGCTTCACCTTGGGCTACAAGCTCCTCTACGGCGGTAGTTCGCTGATGACCCCCTACCAGTACCCATTTTCGGTCACCGCATTGGTCACAGGTGTGAGTATTCACAACTACCGATTCCACAAAGCCGAAAGTCTTGATACTTGTTTTAAGCGCGGACATTTCATTCTCCAGCATAATACGGGGATTGTACTCAGCCCGCCTTAACTCAGTGATTTTAATTTTTGTCGACTCCATATTTTTCAGCGAAGTTAATTCTTGCATTTAATTGGTCGACCTTTTCTTTTTCCTTACCTGTATTCACTTTAATTACAGTGATAGTCTCATCGCAGGAAAGGGTGAATTCTTCAGCGGTTGCAATCTTCTTCTCGAAGTCTTTTCTTTTGACCCGAGTGACCTTGGTGGTATCAGTAGGATCGATTTTCTTAAATTCGATATTCAACTCATCGAGTTCCTTAAATTTTCCGTCTCTAAGTTTTTCTATATCTGGAATCTTGGAGAGGTCAAAAGCAATATTCATTTCTTTTCGCCATACCTGTTCCTGCAATTCGAGAATAAATTTATCTCTTATTATTTTTGTTTGTTCTGATGTCATAAATATTTTTTAATTGTGAATAGTAATAAATACTTCTACCTTCCCTTTCTTATCCTCTGCAATTTCGCTTTTGAACGAGCCGTCCAAATTCTTATCGTTGAAGAAGAGAGCGTCTGCAATCGAACCAAAGATATTTTCGGGATCGCCGTGAGTGTTGTCTTTCCAGAAGATGCGGATATCCATGACTGCTTTTCCGGGAACATTGAGCTTTATCGGTTTTCGGAAGAGTCTCATGATTCGGATGTGGACCGGATAGTCGATACCTTCTCCAGCCAATGAATCAAAAAAAGCGTGCTGAATGTGTCCTTTCCATGCTGTATACCTTTGTGCTTCTGGACTCCATTGCTGGGCTCTCGTCTTTTTCAGTTTGGGTATGGCATTTTCATGAATATCTTCGTGATTGCCTTTTATGGTGAATGAGAATGTTTTCATGGTTTTTGGTTAGTGGTTTTTAAAGAGAACTTATCCGTGAGCGCCGCCCTGAGCATTAAAAACTCAGGGCGGTTATCCACAGGTGGACCTAAATTTTTGCTAATACTAGGTTTCTCTTTGTTTCCTTGGTTTTGTGTGTCTACTAGGTAGACCGATTTCGGTCTATTCTTTAGACCACTTTTGGTCAATCTTCTAGACTGGTCTACTAGGTTGACTACTTTATCCACAGGCATTTCAAGGTTAATTTTGTAGAAATTTCCCCTGCTATTTTTTGTTGAAATAACCACCCCTGCACGGACCAGATTTTTGAGTCCTTGAGAGACCGATTGGCGGGATAATCCGGTGCCATAATCGAGAACGACTCCTCTCCTATCCTTAATCCCCTCCATGAATTGCGAGAAGCTGATACGGTCGGATTCTTTTTGAAAACCGAAGGTGCGGCGACAGATATAAATTAAGCATCGTGCTTCGGCTTCAGGAATAAGAGGAATAATCTTATCGAGAAGAATATTTGGTAACTGTGTACTATTTGGTATTAAATTGTATTTTTTATGTTCTTCCATGTTGATGAAGAAAGAAAGCGCCCGTGGGCGATCCTTGATGCTTAGCTCCTGATCTCAATCCTCACGCCACTGCGATGAGGACTGAGTCAGTGGCCAAGCGCCGAGTACTTTCCTTATTTTGCTTTTGCTTTGACCTCTGCTTTCTTGGTTGGCTTTTCGACCTTTACTGGCTCACCACTCATCTCTGCGCTTTGGAGTGCGGTGTGTTTTCTTACAAACTCCTGAACCCTTGCAAATCCTGCTTCCAATGCTTCAGGTCGCAATGATTCGACAACTGTCCAGCTCATCGTGTTGAAGGCGAACTGAATGGCATCAATCTTTAGTTTCTTCTGGTCTGCGGACTGTCCCGGCCATACAGAGACAAGATAATTCTCGATCTCCTCAAGCCATCGTTTCTTCATTTGTTTCCATTCATACTTTTCCTCCTCGGTTCGGAAGAGCGTTCCTGCATCTCGTTCAGCCGTAGTCTCAAGTTTTTCAGGAGCTTCTAGCATCACTTCGATTGCAGGTGCAAAATCCTTGAAATCAGGATTTTCGAAGACCTTGCCATCGATTACAGTTGAACGATCCTTGATGACAATTCCTTGTCTCGTCACCTTCTTGATTGATCCACCTTCCATCTCCTGCATGCGTTCCATGAGGACAAGGAGATCGGGCTCGTATGCTGTTTCTCCTTCAACCTTCATCTTTATTCCCGACTTATATATTTCTCTTTTTCCTGTTTCTTTATTGATCTCGTTCTCATATTCATATCCGGCACGGCCAGTCATGATGATGTGGTAGGGATCGCGTACGAAGACATCGGAAAACTCTGTCTTCCATGTCGGCTTGATTACGCCCCAGTCTTGGAATTCGAGACGTGTTCTGCGAACCTTCTCAGCGTATGACTTGAGGAAGTTCTCCCAGACATGGCTGATTGAATCGATGATGAGAACGTCACTCGCGCCTTCTCTCATGCGGGTCATTGTCTCTTTGAGGTCGGCAAGGGATTTTGATTCGCGGACCAGTACCTCAATCCCTTCTGCTACAAACATGGATTTGAGGAACTTGGCCGCTTTTTCAGTATCGAAGATGATGACTGGTTTCTTCGACCCAACTCTCTTATGTAGACCTATGGCAACTTTGGCTGCCGTGTACGTCTTACCCGTTCCAGCGAAGCCTTCAAAGGCTGCCTTGAAATAGGGTTTGGTGTTGCCGATCAGCGCGAAGAAGTTATCTTGCGCCTTTGGCTTACTTGTTGTTATATTTTGTGTGTTCATTATGGTTATTGACTTCCCATAGGTTTTTTGAGAGAATGAATCTATCTGACGGATCCAATCTCTCCCTGCGGGGAGATTTTATTTTCTGAATAATTTAGTAATTCTCTTGTCGGCTTCTGCCAGCATCGTTTCATTGATCTGACTCATGATTTCGCTGAACAATCTGTCCCGGATAATGCCGTGTGCCATTGTTATGGCTTTGTCATTTTCCGCATCAAGATTGGTGAGCTTTCCCATGATGTCGCCGGTGAATTCCGCTACTTCGTCGAGCATGTGAGGCAGGATCTGTTCGTCGACAATTGTCGGTGCTTTATCCTTCACGAGTTTCAATGCTTCTCTGGCTAGCGTTTTCATCTTGGTTTGTAATGGCGTCATGTGCATATCCTTGAATTCTTCGTCTGCGGATTTCCGCCTTCTCTTTGAGCATGGTTTGTCGCTCTTTACTGAGAGATTGGTTCTTCCGTAACCGAATTTCTTTAGGTTGATAATCTATATCGATGACATCACCTATGTTCAACCGATATTTTCCTGTGAGCCATTTTCCTTCGAGGATGAGGGCAGGAATGCCATATCTCCGATAGGTAACTGCTCGGGTACTTTTAGGTTTGTTTTTCATTGGTAGCATCTGCCGTTGTACATCGGCTGATCCTTTTCAGGACAATGATTTTGATTAGATTCCCTTATCCACTATCACCTCATTAGCAAAGTGGTTTTTAAGGAATTGATCTACAAGCTCGCGCTTTCCTTTGCTACCTATATGCCAGGTTGTAATCTCACGAATCGGCTGATCACTTTTGTATTCGTAGATTGTCACAATGGTTGGTTTTCTCGCACTTCCATCTTTGAAAGCCCATTCAACACGCACTTTGCTGTCACCGGATCTCCAGTCACCTTCTTGCGTGCAGTCATGTGGCTCTCCAAACTTTTCGACAAGCTGTTCGTATGTGGCTTTTATATACCGGTAGAAACCAGACCCCCACACATCCTTAAATTTGGCTTTTGTGAATTTAGAGTTAGATTTCATAATCATTTGTTGGTTAATAATTTCGACCTTTATAGACGATTCCCGGATATGAAAAAGACCCGGTATTACCAGGTCTTTAAATCAATTTATTAAGTTGTGAATCTTGGTCGCTAGACTAATCTACCGGCAGCAATGACATGATTTACGAGGGTGTATGTGTACCCTAGTTCATTGCTGTACCATGTCAGCTGTTTAGACCTTTTCATGGAGCTTATTGTATCACTTTTTCGAGAAAAAACCTCGCCCGCTCACCTGCTAAAATTCCGAGGACATCTCAGAAACTCAGCAGGCGAGCGAAGTGTGTAGTTGTCAAAGGACTTACAACTACGATTTTACCCGAACTCCTGACACATAGCAAGCAACAAAACGGACATTGTTAACAACTCATCAGGCCAGGATATTTGCTTTTGACAACCCCTGAAGATTGGGCTTTTTTGTCTCCCCTTTTAGCCTTTTCCCGTATGTATATTTCATGCACGGTTGATCGGGACAGGAATTTCCCGGTCTTTTTATTCTTGTAGCGTTTCGCAAGACTCGCAAACGTATGAAGGACCGGATCGAGGTCATGCAACCTTACGATCTCGTCGTTCCTTTTCTGATGTGGCTGATTTGCCATATACGACTAATCATATTCGATTTTCACAAATCGAAAAGTAGGAATTATACTTTTGACCACTTTCCGCCTCCTGGCGTGCGTACGACAGTCGCTCTTTTGGGAGCATTTATAAACTGATGATGCGATGGGACGTTTCCTTTTTGCATGTACTCGATAAAGTTTTCGAGGACTTCTTGTGCGTTGTCCAGACCATCCATGCTAGCAAGGCTTTTAAGATTTTTATTGAGTCTAGCCTTATCTTGTTTCGGATTACCTGGGTTATTCTTTTGGAATACCTGCCATCTCTCCTTCAGGTCATTCCCCCACATCATGGTGTAGAACTGTGAGCTCTCAAGGTTTGAGTGTCCGAGGATGTTAGTAACGTCTGCACTTGCTCCACCCTCTTTGATAATCTTGCGACCTCCATAATGTCGAGCGGAGTGTGCATTGAAGATGGTCGGCAAACCAGCACGATTTGAGGTCATACGGAATACTTCACAAACTCCACGTCCGGTCATTCGTTTACCGCGCACATCGTATGCCGCACATTTTCTAATTGAGGTAAATACTGCACCCTGATCTTCGAATGTCATCTTGTCTTGAATCTGGGATTTTTTCTTCAACCATGCTTTTAGATATTTTCCTGTTTGTGCTGTCCAGAATATTTCTCGGATAGGTCGGCGACCTCTCGACTTCTCTGTTTTAATAATTGCAGAGCCCGAGCAGTCCTTATTGAACACAAGGTCTTCTTCATTGAGCGAGACAATTTCGCCGGCGCGTGCCCACGAATCCCATACTATGTGTATCAGAGCAAGGTTTCGAATATTGTTTGGATTCGTATCGCGCGGGACCGCTTTCACCATCTTCTTAAAGTCTGCCTCATTTGCCACTCGAGGAATATTGAATTCCTTTTTAGGTAACGGGATGAGTGATTCGTTGACGCATCGATATCCCTTTAGATTGTAGTATTCAAAAAACTTTCTCAATGCAAGAGCAACAATCGTTATGCCATTTCTTTTCCACCCTAAACGCTCCATTTCTTTCATGTAATGGAGGATGTGATGTATTTGTACTTGCTCAATATCGGGGTCACCGAATGTTAAGCAAAAAATACGGAGGACCGCATCGTAGCGGATCACCGTTTGGCCAGAGACTTTAAAGCCTCTCCAATTTTTAAATTCTTCTATTGCTTCGCTAAATTTCATATTATGGCCAACCAAAAAGTCCACCCAGATGCTAATCAAAGTGGACTTTTGGCGGCCTAATACTAATTAGTTTTTGGCCATTCCCAAGCTTGGGATCATACCCTCTCGGGTATGCTCTCTCATCTTACTCTATTCCTTGTGGACATAGCAAGATGATGCTCGGGTCAAAGTCTCATTGTTAGCATCTGCCGTTTCCGGCTGATCCCTTTCGGGACAATGGAATCTTATTCGGTTGTGCACTCTATCCTAGTAGAGTGTGTACCTATTGTCAAGAAGGACAATGTATGGTTTAAAGTTTAACAACTAGAAAGTCTATAAAGTCAATTAAAATAAGGGTTTTTTGAAGGTACAAGAAAAATGTCGCATCACCTTTTGGGTGATGCGACAGGTGTTTAACAGATGAGGACGAATTATTTGAGCATTTTTAACCTATTTTCCAAAAAGCCGACGATTTCCATGCCTAACGATGGCGGGCTTTGGTGAGAGCCGATTTCGATAGGTAAAGAAACCCTTGGATTCTGCCCCAGGAGCTCTCCTATCGTCATTTTCTGCCCCACACGGCCGAATAACTCGATACTTGTCTCTAGGCAAAGCCTCGACAAATCTCGAGCCCCCTCAATCGGTAGGCTTGCCCACTCCTCGATCTTGCCGAATGGCAGGATATAAGGATAAGCACAGCTTGAGCCGTCCGCAGTTCGGACTGGCATAAAGCCGTGCGAGACAGGCTCTCCAAGGACACGTCCGCAGTTCGGGATGAATGGGATGAGGTCGTGGTCAGGAATCCAGTCGAGAAGGTTCTCGATCGGATGCACTATCACAAGCTCACCCTTGAAGACATGGCCGAGAACAAACTTTGCTCTTGTGCAACAGAATCCGATTACAATTGCCGTGACTGTGATACCTCGACTATTGAGCTCATGAAGTACGAATCGAAGAGTGCCACCACTGAATGCACCATCTTCGATGAGAACAACAGAACGACCGGCGATTTTCTTTGCCAGGTCGTCGAATTTCTTATCGAGAGGCCTGAAACCAGGACGAGGACCATGCCCGATCAACTGTCCGTCTGTGTTGAACAGCCGGTTGATGTTGAGGAGTAGACCTTCGCTTTTCGGATTTGAGTTGGCGATTTCTGGGCATGTGCTGAGGACCGCCTGCTGACCAAGGTCAGTGATACGGGCATCAACTTGCTCCCAGATTTTGCGCCGGAGTTCACTCATCTCGATCGTGTCGATCGTAATGCCTGGTAGAGCCTGCTGTATCTTTTGAAACAGGCCCATGTGAAAACGTTCGAACAATTGATCGTCCGGACGCGGGATTGTGAGCGTCTTCGGGCGGAATGCCTGAAGACGACTTGCCACGTCATAGGTAACCACGTAGGTCCCATGACGAGTCGGTTGGACTATTTGCATGGGACCCTCCTTTTGGTTTTTGGTTTGTGAATGAAAAAGAACTGATATTGTCAGTCCTTAGTTTAACTTTTTCTGAGTGTTAGAGCGAATTATTTTTGCTCATCCTTCATTCGCTCAATCATCATCTTGTATCCACCTGTTCCTTCCTTAAGCCAACGACTGATTTTTGCGATTGTAGCCATCGCCTCACCAGAGCTTTCCTGAATCTTTTCATAAGTTTCGCCGGCATCCAGTTTCTTTGCAACTTCCCATCGCATTGCGAATTCTCGCAAGTCTCTCTCACTCATGAGATCCCTGAAAAACATCTTTAATTCTTCTTCATTTTTCAACGACAAAAAGACCTTTAGTAAATCAGGGGATTTTTCCTTGATCTCTGCCCATATTCCATTTTTTTCTTCTTCTGGGATCATACGTTCCTTAAGTATACCAATTTTCAGGCGCGAAGTGGAGAGTTGAGGATTTCTTTACCTTTTCTTTATTAAAAATTGACTATTCCACGAGCTTGAAATCCCTCATTTCTTCCTGTGCCCTATCTAAATCCTCGCATACCCTTGCTGCTACATCCTTTGTTTTCTGGCTGTCTCTGTTCTCAAAAACAAACTCCACATCATCGTCATCTATAAAAGTTGCCAGAGATATATAGGCGGCGGCGAGTAATTTCATTCTCTCTCTCAGAGCCTGTTTCATTTTAGCTTTGGGCTGGGAAAGTTGAGAAAGCCGATTGAATATCTCGTGCCGGTTGAAAGGTATTCGAATGTGTTCGGCAACTTTGCGGACTGCCTCCATGTCATCTTCTTCCACAGTACGAACATACCGAGAAGAGATTTTGAAGTCTAGGAGGACTTTACCAACAGACCTCTGGTTTCTCTCCAATTTTTTCCTCGATATAGTTTTTCACTTCAGTATATCCACCAATGCTATCGATTAAGCCGAGCTCCTTTGCGCGCTCTCCAAGAATCGAAGAACCGTCAGCTATTGCTTGAACTTTCTCAATCGGAATATTTCTATTGGTTGAGACATCTTGGATAAAGTTTTCATGGATAATTTTCAAGTCTCGAATAATGAGAGTTTTTTCTTCGTCAGTGAGCGTCTTGTCTGGACTACCGGCATCTTTGTATTTACCCGCGCTCAGCTGGATGTATTTGAGCCCTTCTTTTTCATTCTTCGAAACGTTATCGAGATAGGATGTTGTGACCCCAATGCTACCCACATCGGAATTCTTTGATGCGAATATCTGATCAGCTGTGGTGATTGCCCAATATGCTGCCGAAGTTCCGCTCTGGCGAATAAAGGCCACTACAGGCTTACTTGATGCCTTTATTGCATTGGCTACTTCTTCGCCTGCGACAGGATAACCTCCGAGAGAATCCACTTCCACAATAACAGCTTTGATATTTTCATCATCTTCAGCAGATTCTAGCAAGCCCATTATTTCTTCACTCCCTACCACATCTTTATTGCTCATTAATTCATCGTCGTTGCTTTCAGGTACGTATGTATAGAGGTCGCCATGAAGATTGATGCCTAAGACGTTGCATGAGGAAGTGTCTTCATCTTCTGAATATTCGGATGCCACTGTGTCCAGCTTGAACGAGTCGTATACAGCCTCACTAGCAATGCTCATTGCAAAAAAGAGTATCAAAACACCGACGACATAGAATTTTCGTCGGTGTTTGTGTACAAATTCGAGGGCTTTTTTCTCTGACTGCTGCATATATGGAGTAAGTTTATCAGCTTTTGAGCTCGTCCGCTAATCAGACGTTTTTCCAGTTACAGAAACAACAGGAGCACCCTTGCTTGCAACCACAATTTCTTCTTTTATGAGTAGGTTTACCCAGTCTTCAGTATAAATATAATCCTTATGGACCATATCGTACTGACAATACTTTGATGTGGTTTTTGTCTTATTCTGGTCGTTTGTGGCAGGTCTTACCGCATATTTTCTCCACATGTCGGTATGCCAGTTTGAGCTTTTCTCGATACCAGTCCTTTCAAGTATTGTCTTCAGAATATCTTTTGGTTTGTATTTGCCTTGATTGGCTACTGGGACCTGCTTTTCTTTGATCAGTGCCTGAATCTTTTCAAAGTTTTCTTTTTGATTCTTGTCTGCAAGGTCAAAGTTTACAAATTCAACAGCTAGGTCTGATGAGTTTCTGTGATTTCCAATTTTAGGTATAAGGAATACCTTGAATGAAAACTCTTGCGAGTCTCGAACCACGCGCGATATAGAACTTCTGTGATTCTTAATGAAATCAATCACATCCTGTCCATCCTGCGTAACCGGAATCTTTCTTTTAAAGTTACTGATCTGTAGAGGGATATTCAAATGGTCAACAATAGAATGCTTATTGGAAAATTCCTTGATCAAAAGGCTCTCATAGTTAATCAAAAAGGCTTGGCACTCTCCGAGGACATGACTATCTATTTCCGGAATAAATCTATGCTCGATTTTATTTCTGAGTTTCGCCATAAACTCAATGTTTCGGAAGATAGGATTTGTCTGATGCTGAAAATATTGCTCGGCACACTTCACCAGTTCCCAAGCCTTATAGTCTCCATCGACTGTTTCGTAACGAATCGAATTTTTTCTTTTGTAGTAATACTTGACCCCCCTTCTTTCAAAAACTGCATGAAAAAAAGCCGTGTACGCTATACACATTAAGGTTATGTATGCGAAGGATTTAAAGGCTGTTCTCGGCTTGTTGTAAACTTCGACGGCAAGTAGCGAGGAGTCTTTAGATTTTTCTAGTAGTAGAGCTACTTTTTTGGGTAATCGGCCAGCCATAGATTTTCATGATTATTTCTTTATCTTTACAGTCACAAGGTATTTGATTGGCATGATGGTAACCCCTAGAATCTCATTTGCGAATGGATTCGGCATTCGATAGATGAGTGGAGTTGGTGAAGTGTAATCAAAAACGATGTAGAGATGATAATTTGGATTCTTCTGGGCAATGAGGACTTCGTTCTCAGAGATATAGAATCTGAAAGTGAGTCCTGGCTTGCTCTTTACTGCCTTCACTTCGATATGCTTTTCTGATCCGTCAGCATTGTAAGAAAGCACGTCGTAGCCGAGCATGTCGCTCTCCAAAGAAACCTGCTTTATTTGAGACACTAAATCAGGGCGAACCTTTGCTAGCTCCTCTGTCTCGTGTTTAATTACGATCTTTTCTGCAAAGTCGCCGGCTACCCTATTCGCACCATCTCGCAATTCGAAGTCGATTTTGTGGGCAACAACATGTGCCCTCTTTCTTGGGACCGTACTGGTATCGACATCTTCATCAATTTCGATATTTACAGTCTGAGGATGTACGCTGTCGATATCAGGCAAAAGAGAAGGCTCTCCAACTAGCTTATTGATTATTTCCTCCTGTTCTTCGGTGGATCTCTTTTCAAGATTTTCTATCACACGCAAGTAGTTTGGGTTGAGAGTGTAGATTTGCCATCCATTGTTTGAAGTAAGGTATGGGAAGTATCCCTCATCGCTGAAGTCTCGGACCGAGAAACTCTCGAGGACTACCTCGATGTCTTTCTTTGAAAGGTTGGAAACAATTTTGTTGTCCGCATCCTTTTGGATATATGAGGAAATAAGAAGCATATCGAAGAATCGTTTTACGTTGTCAGCAAAATCTCCTATTCCGAGCTCCTGGCTCTTTTCCTCGAGTGCTTTGAGGTAAACATCTTTATTTGGAGATACTCTAAATTCTTCTATCAGCTTTATTGCCGTGGGTATTTCATCTTTGCTATTGATCCAACAAACGAAGAGTCGGTACTCGTCAAAGGAAATGTGGTCAAGCGTGTATAAGATATGCAACAATACCTCCATTGGAGCAATCTTGATTGAAAGATTGTCATTGAGTTTTGCACAATCGAGATAAACTTTCATGACCTGCTCGTCGAGTATCTTTTGCTTGTATGGAGAATGCAGAAAAGTCTCGCCGGCATTCGAGATTTGCAAATTGTCGCCTCCGAGGTTAATCACGAGACCGAGATATCTCAAGGTAATACTGTTTCGTGTAGTGAGCTGATTAAAATCAGTCGTCAAATCAGCGTGAATTTTATTCACAGCATCACTGGTATATTCCTTTTGCTTTGCTTTCTTCCAAAAGTTTCCAGTGCCTTTGTTTTCTAAAAAATGTTTGTATTCGTTCTCCATAACTATTTATTCAAAATTTGCGCAATTCTCGAAGCAATTGCTTTAGCTAATAATGGTGGGACCGCATTCCCGATCTGGATGCCTACCGAGCTCTTGTTGCCATAGAATACGAAGTCATCGTCAAATGACTGGATTCTGGCTGCCTCACGGGGAGTGAGGGCTCTGTGGGAGACTGGATGGGTGATTCTACCTACTGAAGGTGTATCAAATCTGGTCGTAATTGTATAGGCCGGCTTATCTTTCTCCAGTCGGCCGAAAGCTCCACTATGCACGGATTTGGTCTGTAGCTCCTTTGGAATGTGGATTCTGCCTTGGCCAGGCTTTATCGTCTTCAAGAGGTCTATAATTCGCTTATCGTGCTTTGTGGCTTGGTGATTGTAGAGTTTCTTCGCCTTGCCCTTTCTATCCTTGGCATACGGCGCAATAGGGGCATTTCCTGCGTATTCTGATTCAAATTCCCCCGCCCCCGCATCGATTTTAGGCAAATCGAGAATCGTTTCGCCGATTGTCACATAAGGCTTTGATGCCTCTGGACCATGAGTTTTCTTTGGAAAGAACTCTTTAGGGTCGATACCGAGTCGATTACCGATGAATACAGCTCTTTTTCTAAGCTGTGGCACACCATATTCCGCTGCAAGCAATACTCTGACTTCTGTCTCGTATCCGATCTGCTTGAATAGGCGGATTATTTCATCCTTTACTGCGCCATCATGCATGTTGAGCATAGCGGCGACATTTTCCATCACGAATACTTTCGGCTTTATGTCTTTGACGATTCGATGGAACTCTTTGAAAAGTTCGTTTCTAGGATCGTTCATAAAAGCGCCATCATTTCTGATTCTTCGCCCTGCCATACTAAAGCCTTGGCATGGTGGACCTCCCACAATCACGTCTATTTCTTCGCCATTATATAAATCCTTAGACTTTATTTTTGTGATGTCTTCGACAATCATCTTAGTACCAGGATGGTTTTTGGCGTAAGTGTTCGCAATGTCAGGTTTGTATTCGTTTGCAGCAACTACCTCAAAGCCGGCTTTTTTGAAACCGGTTGAGATACCTCCGACACCTGCGAACAGGTCTATGATTTTTAGTTTTTTATTTTTGTTGCCAGCCATGTTCGTTTTTTTCTTTAACGAAGTTGTAGGCAAGGTGTTTTTTGAGTACATCTTCAATATTCATAACTTGCCCATCCTTATCCGCATACAAATGTTTTTCAACAATGAAAGGGATCAGTCTTTCGTATAATGCGTCCGAGCTAATTGAGCCCTTAGCTTGGTTAATCCAAGTTCCGACCTTTTTGATAATTTCTTTTTCGTTATCCACTATGCTGCGGACGACAGGCTTTTCAGCCTTGATACTTGTGTCTTTTAGGAAGTTGTAGACGAAGTCACCTCTAAGGGTATTGTTTCTGTTAATTCCCTGCGTTCCGGATGCTACCGCTTGCTCCTGATAAACAACGTTTACGAGGTGGAATCCTGCATCTGTAACCGCATCCATGACTGCTTTCCAAATATTCAGATTTCTATTGTGGAAAGTGAATGATAGATAGCTCTTATTTTTCAATACTCGGAAAAGTTCTGCGTACACTTTCTTCATTCGAGAAGAGTAATCTTCGTATTTCTTGTTTCGATACGGGTCATAGATAATCTCGTTCTCGTAGTTCACTACGTTCTTGAGCCATGCATTCCAGAACATACTTAGACCGAAGTATGCAATGCTATCGCCATACGGCGGATCGGTGAAAATATAATTTACTGAAGAGCTCTCGACTGCTTTTAAATTTGTTGCATCAATGTTTAATATTTTTGCATCCTTTGGGTTAAAGATACTCACTAGCTCACTCTTACCTTTATGTATTTTTTTGAACCGTTCTCTGAAACTGTTGAGTGGATTCCTCTCGGTGTGAATCTTAGGAGCCCAGAGTTTACTAATAACCCATCCTGATTTTCCATTCACTGTCTCTGGATCGCCTGGAATCATTTTTGAAACGTTCGGCAACATCGACGTAAAGCAAAGAAGAATTAATTTCTTTGTATTCTGATTCTTGACCTCATCAATATCTTTTATGATTGATCCGAGCACGGCAAGAGAACGCTCAGTAAAAAATTGATTCAAGTGGCTCTTACCATTTCTCTTAACGAATTTTAATATCTCATCCTTCGGGTAAAATAATTTATGCGCCTTATCTAGTTTCAAAAAAGTCTCTGTTGCACTCTTAAGTACCTTTTGGTCATAGGCATCTGTATTCTTTGTAAATTTACCGCAAGACGGGCATGTACCTTTTACTTTTGAAAAAACTTCATGATCCCAGATTGAATTTTCAAATGGAACTTCTGTTTTGCAGTGCGGACACTTTGTGAGATACAGCTCAATAAACTTTTTATAGTTCTTATCGTAGATATCTTCGAACTCAACCTGGAAATCATTCAAATCAACATCGCTGATAGTGTTTTGCGCTATAAAACACGCCATCGGATTTAAATCGATACCGATTGCCTTTCTATTATTTTTGAGCGATTCAATCACAACCACTCCACTACCCATAAATGGATCAAGAACAACGTCGCCCGGCTTTGAAAAATTGAGGATGTAATCTCGCACAACGTTATGAGGTTTTCTTCCCCAATACTTGTGCATCATGTAGTGTGATGGATGTGTCTCTGCTACTATATTTTTGTTGATTTTCTTCATAGTTATTAAAACGGGGTATGTACCGTCACACACGACACATACCAAGAAACCCATCGAATAGCAATGACCTATTTCCCTTTATGAAAATGAAGGACATCGCCTCTAAAGTATAGCATGTTCTCGTACGTTTCCGGAGTATTTTCGTCATACATCACGAGCTTTCCGGACTCGTACAAGGACCGAAACTCATGAACTCTTGACCGAACCTCATCAATGTACTCTGGTTTGATGCGAATACCCTTTGAATCCTTCTCCAGATACTTGCAGTAGTGAACAATTCCGTAAAATCGAGGGTCAATATTATTTTTTGAATCTAGAAGTTTTTTTATCTGATGTTTTTCATCATCATCACGATATCGGAGGATTCTTTCGGTGACTTCCTTCCCTTCCGAGTGCTCTTTCGTAATCGCTAGAAATGTGTTGAACTCAAATTTGCTAATGAATGCCTCTGAGCCGTAGTCATCAACGAGTCTGATCATTACATCGTAGATAAAGAAGAAAGGATAAATCTTGAAGTCTTTGAATGACACTCTTTTTGTTGGATCAACATACTTGTTGTAAGCACCGTATATTGAATTCCAATAAAATATTTTTTCGAGCTGGTTTGTCAGTATGTCTTCATAACTTTTAAGGTCTGAGAAGTCGGTTACCTTTTCGTAAATTTCATCGAAAGGTGGCATTGGCTTGAGCGGAGATTCTGCGGAAACAAATCCGCTTATCTTGCTGAGTATGAGAGCGCGGAATCCGGCCGTCATATTCTTCTTCGGATACTTTTCCTCTACGATCTTCTGTATCTTTTCTATAAATTCCTTCTCGGTGATTTCAGGGTTCTCTTTGATTATTTTTATTGCCTCAAAGTTCACCTCGAAATACTGATTTTGCTGCCCTCGTTTCCAGTAGAGGTTATCCTTCGTCCATTTCTCAATGTAGTCGGAGTATTCTCTCCATTCCGCATCGATAACATCACCTTTTACCTCTTTTGAATGGACCGCCTCATTGCTCTTGAAGATGTCGACAACCTCTGCCTCAAAGACGACCTCACAGCCGTTGATATCGTAGACGAACATGTCCTTTCCATCACGATGCACTTTCTTCAGTCCGCGCACTCCATTTTTTATATTCAAAGCCTCAAGGATCAGGTTGGCTGTTTTGTAGTTACCGATAAAATCCAAAATCAGCACATTTTCTTTTGTAGCCGCAACTCGTAAGCCACGACCCATGTGTTGTATAAAAATCGTTCGTGATTCTGTTGGTCGTAGGAAAAGAAGGCAGGAAACATCTGGTATGTCGACACCTTCATTGAACATGTCCACAACGAAGGCAACTTGGCATTTACCCTGTCTAAAATGCTTTATAAGCATCTCCTTGCTCTTATCCTCGTATTCCTCGAGACCCTCGCTCCGTGAGTGCACGGCGATGGCATTTATCCCTGCTGCCTTGAAGGTCTTGGCGCAACGCTCTGCATGCTCAATTGAGGCACAGAATCCGATGGTCTTTCGATCCCCTGCCTGCTCTTTAAATTTCTTTATGATTGCCTCGTCACGAGCGTCGATAAGAAGGTGTTTGTTTAGGTCTTTGGTATCGTACCGGAATCCATTGAAGAAAATATCGGAGTAATCAATATCGTCTTTGAAACCGAGGTACTTGAACGGAGTAAGATATCCTTGCTCGATAGCCGCCTCCTGCCCCATTTCAAACACAACATTGCCATTGTAAAAACCGAGGATGTCTTTCTTATCCATTCGGTCAGGTGTAGCGGTCAAGCCTAGGAAAAACTTGGGCTTGAAGTAATCGAATATTTTGGTGTAAGTCGGAGCTGCTGTGTGGTGGGTTTCGTCAATGATGATGTAGTCGAAATAGTCCGGAGGGAAACTCTGGATATGCTTTTGCCTTCCCATGGTCTGGATTGATGCAAAGAGAATCTTTTTGTCTTTATCTTTTTGTTTGCCGGTATAAAAGCCAAGGTCGTCCTTTCTTTCTGGTGCTACTTTTTCGAACGAATCCTTGGTCTGTTTTAAAATTTCGTTGATGTGCACGATAAACAAAATCTTGTCAGCTTTTGCAGCTTTGGTATCGAGTGCAGAGAGTATTGTTTTACCTAGACCTGTAGCAAGAATTGCGAGCGCTCGGCCAGCACCATTCTTTCTCGACTCATCTAAATTGATGAGCGCTTTTTCTTGAGCCTCATGTGGACGAACTTCTTTCCCTCGGCGAAGATACAGATTGAAAAGTTCTTCATTGGCAATAAATTGTCTTCGAATGAAGTATTTTATTTTCAAAGGGTCGCTGTCAATGTTTTCACGTCCGATTGTAATTTGCTTGTTGGCTGATTCTAATTTTTCGCCATCAACAACGTAGACTTCATATTCTGCGTACTGAGTCTTGATCTTGAATGAAGGATTTTTACCGTCATTTATGTCGCTTAGGTGGTTCTCAAATTCAGGACCGAAGTCATTAAAAATAATCCCTAGGAGTTTACCCAGGTGACCATCTTTACTTTTACTGACTATGTGGTGGACCGCACTCATTATCCACTATTCTACTTCAAAAACGGCCGAGAATAAAGTGGCCGTGGTTAAGGACTATTTTCCTTTGTCGAATTTAGGATCGATGTTCTTTCCGTATGATTGCTGCATGACCCCGCGCATGCCCTTTCTGACGCATTCTTGTGAGCAAAAACGGCTTAGGGATGCCATGCTTTTTTTGCGTGGATGATATTCCTGTTTGCAGTGATCACAGACCTTCACGATTGAAAGGTCTCTATTTTTAGGATCGTCTGAGTATTTAACCATGACCCCATCGTATCAGAGGCTGGTTACATTGCCTACTTGCCTGCAAAAGGCTCATTGCTCTCTCCTTTGTTTGCGAAGTAGAAAGAGAATGCCATCGATGCAAGAATCATGAAATCCTTGGCATCTACTTTTCCGTAAAACATCCCTGCAATCACGGCGACTGCCATAAGGATGAAGACTAGTTTGCTTGCTGAAGTGTAAATTTTGCTCATAAATATTTTATTAATTCTTTATAATTTCTTTATCTCAATGTGCATGCTCGAGCCATATCGCATAAGCGAACAGGAACATTGCGATTGCTATGAGGATTTGTGATGCATACCTCATAACTGATTTAAGAGGGCAACGATTTGAGACTTTATCGCCTCTTTGTTTGTTGGTTGAGATGGAAACAACCGCTTGAGCAGTTCAGTGCGGACGATCTCCGGCTTTTCTTTGTAGTCCGTAATGTCGCCGTGAATGATAATGTTCTTTGCATCGAGAACAAAAGCGGTTTCAGGATTATTTGAGAATGATTTAACGAGCTCGGTGAGTTGCTGATATTGCCATTCGGTAATATCGTTCTCGTTCGGTTCGACCACGCCGTCCTGATCAACGTCATAGCCTGCCGCGAGTTCGATGCCGATTGTGTATTGGTTCGGATTTACATAAGTGCCATCGAGGTTCTTTGGCATAACTTTCTTTGCTCGATCATTCGGATTGCTGATTGCACCTGCATGCCATGCGATGTCTGCTATTTTTACGAGTTGCACGATTTCTCCCGAATTTCGACCGATAACAAAATGTGCCGATGACCTGTTAGGTCTGTTGGCATTTGAAAGCCACTCTACCGCCCCTATGTAAGAACCGAGGGTAAAGTGAAGGACAACAGCGGTCTTCTTTTTGGGACCCGCTGAGTAGTTTGGAGTTTGTTTAAATGGGATATTCATAAATTATTTTTTAGCGGGTAATCGTTCCTCGAGGATTGTTTCAATTTTTATCAATCGTTCGCTTGTATCTCGATAGCGTTCGGTATTCGCTTGATCGAGTCGTTTTACGTTTTCCTCGATTGTGTGAATATGGTTGTCACGAATGTTGTTGAGTGCCTCGATGACTTGAATGTCGCTCTTTGGCGCTTGGAGCATATTGAAGATTCCAAATGATACGCCGACGATACCGATTACCAGTGAGACCTGGTTGTATAAAAACTTTTTGAATGACTCTTGCTTATCCATGCTTTCATCATAGAGGCGGGTTCTTGCCTAACTGTAGGAATTACAAAAAAGGACTCTGATTCAGGACATTTGCACAACAAATGCGCTTATGGATACAATAAGCGCATGCCTTATGCAGTATTTTTTATAGCCCTAGCGATTCTCGTTTTTATTGGAGGAGCACTCTTTGGATGGGTTGGGGTTTTGATTGGAGCGGTACTCGCTTTTATTGTGGCACTTGGTTCAGCTTTTCTTTTTCACTAGAAAGGATTTCATTCACCGCTTTAACACCCTGCGAGTTAAGAAGTTGTACCCAGTATTTTGCCGCATTGAGAGTTCCGATTTCCATTATCTTTTCAGCAAGCTGATTCTTTTGTACTGCACGAAGTGTGTTGAACCATGTGCTGTTGAGAGCTGTGGTAAGTCCTACCGCCAAACTACCACCGGCAACAGTACCGACAGCTGAACCGGCTGGACCAGCTGCTGATCCCGCAGTGCCTCCAATTGTCGCCCCTGTACTTCCCATGATCGCGTTGAACCACGAAATAAGTGGGCGCGCCTCTCTTCGTTTTGCTGTCTCATCAAGAATATCAAAGAGTCGTGAGTTGAGTGTATAAACTTTATTTATTTTTTCGTAGTCAGGATTGTTTGTGTTGAGAAGTTCACGAATAGCGCCATCGATTTTTCGCACCTGCGAAAGAGTGCCGTTGTCTTCAACAGTCTTCAAACTCTTTCTTGTCTCGTAGACCACGTTTCCATAATCCTGGGCAAGCTCACGAAGGTCTTGCTGGTATGCCTCGAGTGGTTTTAGTGATAGATGATATGCCTCTATATCTGCACGAAGTTTTTTGAGTTGATTTACTTTCGACACATTCACAGAGATTGGTCGATTTGGCATAGCCTCAGATACTGCATGTTTCAATGCACGAGAATATTCGTCGATACTATCCATTTTGCCCAGATCAAGATTGTCGATAAGGTCACCGATGTCATCCATACCATTGTGTCGGAGCTGATCTACGATGTTTCGTTTAGAGTCGGCAATAATGGCAGGTACGCCACCAGCTTTCTTTACTTGCTTTACCATGTCAGGGTCAGCAAGAATCTGCTTTGCAGTAGTGAGGTGATTATCGATTGCACTCTGGACCGCAGTTGTTTTTTCAGTGAATGCACGACCTCCTTGCGAATAATTAGAAATCTCGTCATCGATTTTATTGAGAAGTCCTTCTGTATTGACTGTACCTTCCAACTCACCAAGCTTTGCGTATTCGTCATTTGATAGCCTGATTCCCTTCTCTGCCTTTTTGATAAGCTGCTTACGAGTTCCCCACGCTTTTTCATCAAGAAGGTCAGGGATAATTTTGTCAGCCTGCTCTTTGTACTTTTCTTTGGTCGCACTAAGACCTTTCTTGTAGCTTTCAATCGCCTCTTGCTTGAGTGTTTCCGGGCTCACATTTTTCATGTTTGCAAAGCCTGACAGAGTACCTCCAATTACACCGGAGATTACGCTACTTCCAAATGACTTCTTGAGAATTGTCGGCAAGTCATCATCAACCTGCATAGAAGATGCCGCGCCGTAGCTTGCACCAAGCGGAACAGCCTCTTTCGCACCCTCGACGAATCCTTTGCCGAATGCCGCAAGTTTCGAAGTTGCTGTTGGAATTGTCTTTTGGAATGCGGTTGATGCCCCTTCAGGAAGAGCCTTTGCAAGAACACCACTCATCTTTCCTTTCACAAGCAACTTTCCTGTTTGAGCCCCTTTTGCAGCATTTCCATAAGTTCCAAAAGATGCAATGTCAGTTGCTACTCCTAGTCCTTCTCCAAATATCTGCTTTGCACTTTTATTGACGCTGGCATTTGTTTCGTTTATATCGATCGGCGGCTTGCTTGTGTCTTTGATGTGCTGTTGGAGTGCAGCCTCTAGCCGAGTAACGTCTTCGCCTCGAGCTTTCTTTTCTTTGATAGTCTTCAGGAGATTGTTGGCGATGTCCTCATGCTGTTTCATTAATTCTTCGTTTTGCTTGTTTGTCCAAGCAGCACTTCCTGGCACAAAAGAAGGTAGAGCATCAGCTATGCTTTTTCCAAATTTCAGCTCACTAGAAATGAGAGCCTTCCCGACAGTTTTTAAGATGCTATCTTTCTTTGGTGGCTCAGGTTGCTGTGCAGATTGCGACGGCAAAGAATCGAGCCATTCTTGGATCTCGTTCTGGCTTGCACCTTGGCTTTCCAGTGACTCAATATTCTGTTTGATTTTTTCTCTAGTAAGCATGATTAATTTGGGAGGTTATATGTTTTCCCGCTCTTACTTGTGAATGCGGATGTTTCAGCAACTGGACTTGAACCATATCCAAGCTCCGACTTGAGCGATTCGGCTTTGGAATTCAGTCCGGTGTAGATAGATTCAAAACGAGAAACGTCACGTTGACCGGCAGCCATTGAGTTGAGCTGGCTTGCGAGTGACCGAGTAGCAATATCAAGAGTCATGGCCATAACTGCTTTGTTCACATCACCAGTGCTTCGAAGGTTTGCGATTGTGCGAGAGTAATTCTCAATGTCAGCATCCGTAAGCACGCCCACTTCTCCATATACTCCACGGGCAAGTTTTGGCACGATGGCAGTAATCGCCGCTTTCATTTGCTGCGCCTTAGTGTCGTATGGGTTATTACTCTTAATGATTCCGACAATAGGACCAGTATCGACACTATTGATAAGGCTTGTGATTGTGTCGGCCTGACTTACGATCGTTTGAATATCAGTAATAGGCTTTAGCTCTCCCTGAGTCATCACTCTGCCACCTTTTGATTTTCGAATCGCATCGAGTGTGTAATTTGCATCATCGTATGCGAGTGTCGTGCCCGGAGTTCCTGTTGAGCCTGGTGCATATGTCTTCGCTCGAGCAGCAACAAGTTTTGCCGTTCCCGTTTCAGGATCATAAACATAGCGAGCCTCACCCTCGCTTAGGTCAAACTGATTCATTTCAGTCTTTGTCTTTTCAATATCAATTTTCTTTTTGTCGAGATCGGCAGCGGACATTGCAGATTCTTGTTCCTGTGCCGCTTTCTGTGTTTTTATGTCACCAAATAGAGCAGTAATCTGATCTTTACTGAAACCGTACTGGTCTTCCAACTTCTCAAAATCTTTATCGTCGATAGTGTTTGGGTCAACACCGAGTGCGAGCATATTTCGAAGGAAAGATGTTACCTGATCTTTCTTTCGCTGACCTTGGGTTTCCAAGAATTCAAAATATTTATCTGCACCCTCTTTAATTGCTGCACGCTTTGCCTCGATTTCTGATGTCGCATCACGAGTTGCTGCGCCGAGAAGTGCAGAGATTTTTGCATTTGCCTCACTTTGGTATGTTTGTTCTTCTTGCCTGTTATAGTCTTCAGTGGTTTGGAATTCTGCCTCTCCTGTCGCACTTCCGATTCGACCACCTGCTGCTGCTAATGCATAGCTTTGACCTTGGCGATTTTTCCCTGTTGTGTTTCTGAAATTAACTATCTGATCTTGGACCGCAGCATTGATGGCATCGATTTGCCCTTGTATGCGAGCTCGAGTGGCTGACCTAATCGCCTCCTCATTCACCCTGTCTGTCGCCTGATCTTTGAGACTCTGACCGATTTTCTTGCTCGTGGGGTCTTCCACATAAGTTGGCATCGTAACCTTTGCCACTTGTGCGATTGTTTGCTTTTGAGCAGGTGCGGGAGTGGGAGCAGGTGTGGGTGCAGCAGAAGTTCCTAACGACAAAGTACGCCCAGCATATATTTTGTTGGGATCAGTGATAGACAGATTGAGTCGCATCAATTCTTGGATGCTCTTGCCTGTTTTTGATGCGATTCCGCTTAGGGTATCGCCGTATTGTATCGTGTAAGAATTCATTAATTTTAATCTGTTACGAGGTACATGTGATCGATCTGTGCAAATCGCTGCACACTGTCATTGCTTTTTATCTTTAGTCCAAATTCTTCCTTTCCGATAGGAACATCAACTGTGATCTTTTGCATAAATCCCAGATCGGTCTTAGTGAATGTTCCGAAGTAGTCATCACCGTTGTAGAGATCGAAGCTAAATGGCTTATCACTAAACACGGCAAATTGACCGCTCATGTTGTTGTCAGTGGTGATGAAGAACATATTGCCGTTACAATTCACTGGATCACCGATCTGAGGAAAATTGTTGTACTGCTGATACCGATAGATTGCCTGAGCACCATCGTTTTCATTCCATCCAAATCCTTTATAGGACATTTGTGGAATCGTAAGAGTTGTGCCACTTAATGTTACTTTTCCGCCAGTAATGCGAGTGCTTTCGTATCGATAAAGATAGAAACTTGTAGCATCAATCGGCTTGAAAAATATCAGACCTCCCCACCAGCCCGATGGAACATAGGTACTGCTTGTGAGAGTTGTATTTGTGCCGGAAACAGTTATGAGGCCCATTCTTTGTCGATCACGAGTCTGGTATTGCACCTGTCCCCAATGACTCCAAAAAACAAAAGAGTCTGTGGCAATCTGGCGTAGGAATATGTATCGATATGAGAAGTTGGCATCGTAGCTGATTTGCACGCCCGCTTGGACTGTGATTGTGCTTCCTGAAGTAGTTACTACTGATGAGTACCATCCACCTGATCCGATATATGCAATCTGACACTTATCAGTTCCGTTTGGAGCAAGATGAGGCTTTGAAGTTGAGGCGATGCTTGCGAGCGATCCATATGAGGGGACAGTTCCAGATACCGAGATGCAGTAAAGGTTAATCGCTCCACCATTTTCAAAAGCGATAATGGCTTTATCAGTTCCCACTTTCACGAGCTGTTTATAACTTGGTGCGACAGCTACAATCTGGACTGGCGTATTGAGAGCAATACCCGTACCTGAAATAGTGACAACTGCGGTATGAATGTAGTTTGAGGCTCCATTTGGAAGTGCGATCAAAATCTTATCGGTATTAATGAGTACCGCATCAAAGTTTTCGTTATACCAATCGACTGTATACATCAGAAGCGGTGCGCCCCATGTAACAGTCCCATCTGCATTTGTGCTGCCCACCACTGCATAAATACCGGTTGTTCCAGCCTGCTGACGATAAAAGGTGATGAATCGAGTGGAGTCAAGCTCGAGTGTCTTGAATACAATATTTCCTGTGCTTTTTGCGAATGGAGAGGAGAGCGTCTGTGTCTCAATATCACGAAGTTTTGTGTATAGAGTAAGGGTTTTGACGGTCTTGATTTTTCTCTCAATGAAATTCATCGCATACATTTTTCGTGTAGCGCCCGCAGCAATTTGATACTCATGATATGGAAACTCTCGGATCAACTCGTTTTGAATGCCGAATACCCTATCCTCATCACCGTCCCACGATGACCTACCAACATAGAACATTTCTCGGTTGTTCCACATGTTGTTGATGTAGTTGTTGAAGCATCCTCGATATCCAGGGATGATCAGAGAATCTGCATCACTGGCAGCAGCACCGGCTCGATATGTTCCAAGAGTTGTGTCATCAAAAACATTCGGAGCTACAAGAGTTGAAGTTGACACTATTGAGTTTCCGGAAGTCCCGCCTACTTTTGCCGTAAAGATAATATCGTTTCCTGAGATGAGTGCCACTTCTACATCAGCATTGAGAGATGTTGCTGATGCATATTGACTTCCAGGGAGACCTGAGAGGTTTACTGCCGCCATTACGTTTGCTCTAGTCGCCGCAGTATTTCCACCAATCACAATCTGTCCGTCTGTATTGGTGACAAGACTTGCGACAAATGAATATGTTTTAGTTCCAAGAGTGATTGTCTCACCAGCAGAAGGCTGATTCTGGAGAGTGAGCTTTCCTTGTGCTTTGATTGCTGGCCACTGTGCCATTCCTGGTCTATCCCACTCCACAAATTTTGGAAAAGGAGTTGTTTGCTGACCTTTCACTATTGTTGATCTATCTTGTCTTCGATCTACTTGTAAATTAATCATGATAAAAAATTAAATTAATGAATAATGCTTACGATTCTCTCGTCGACAGCATGAATTGACCACTTCTTCACACCGTCATAGATGCTTCGAAGTAGTAGATTGTCGTCGTACTCAAACACGAATGTTTTTCCATTCACGTTGTCGTGAAGGGATCGAACACTGCCATCGGCATTTATTGCAACATCGACATACTCAAGTCCTGCCTGAATACCTGTAAGCGCAGCGGCCATGAGCTGAGAAAGCGTTACGGGTTGCGATGCACTCACCGCATTTGGAACATTCGGTGAATTGATGAAGTTGTTATTTCCGGAAAAAGTATTGTTGCCATTTGTTGAGGCTTTGCCGGCTAGATTGGTATCAACGTATCCTTTTGAGACCAGTTGTTTTGAGTCATTGAAAGTTGGGTCAGCATCGTATTTAATCGGCTTTATGGAATCGAGAGTATCATCACCGTTTAAGATATCAACAATGATTTTTAGATTTACGAAATCAGTCAGATAACATTTTGAGCCAGCTCTATGTCCGTTTAAATTCTGAACGCCGACAGTCTGTACCCCCTGTCTCGAAACACTGAAAATACTAGTCACAGTTGTACCCGAGAGGTCAAACAAGAGATGTTCTTCATCACCAGTTCCTCGGTCGATGATCATGCAGTATTTGCCTACTGGCAGGTTTATGCCGTTCTTATCCGTGATGCTAGTTAGAGCACCTGAAGTAGCACCATTTGCGAGCTTTGCTGCAAGTGATGTTTCGAAGTTTGCGATTACTTTGGTGAGTTTGCTCGACATAGTTTGAGTATCTCTCCTAAAAAATGAATATCTGTAGGAATTACTGGTTGACTTGCTTGCCGTCTAGACTTACATGCTCTTTTTGCCTATAGACCTTTGGTAGTTTGTCTTCGTAGGTCAAAATATCCCAATCGACCGACTCCATCACGCTGACATAGCCGATACCCCTTGCTATAAAGCGAATGCTGCGTCTTCGGAATTTCGGAATCTTCATTGCTTTTATTTGAAGTTCGTATGGATATACTTGGGCTGCACCATCACCACCAACCGCAGAGTCTCCAATCATGGTTGTGCCCACGCTTGAGGGACTTGTGCGGTTTACATAGGTAGCATCTCCCCTGATTGTTCCGACGAGTGAATATCCTGCTCCGTCAAAATCGGCATAGACTTCCACGTATTGAGCAGGGTCTATTTCACCTCTGTATCGCAGGCGGCGATATTTCTTTAGTCTTCGCACTCCGTAGGTTTCGTATTTGCTATCCCAATTATTTTGAATAACATAACCGTCATCATCGAATCCGTTCAGAATTTTATAAACAGTTTGAGTATGGGGACTTCCGCCATAAAGCACACCTGAGTCTTTGGCGAGCGCTTTCATTCCGTAGTTTGAGATGTCGACTGTGTTTTTTACGATATCAATCACTAGCGTTCGATCGTTTACAATACTGGATTGAGCACGGCATGAGAGAACAATAAATTGTCCGTATGTTTCCATGACCGCATCTGAATAGTCGAATTTCTCCCATGCAAAATGTGGGATGAGTTCCGTTGCAAGAATGTCATCGCCGAGTGGATTCTTTTCTAGAACCGTAAGTTGAGGGCGGTCTGGATTTGCAGTGTTGATGAAGACAACTCCTCGGCCGGTAGTAACCACACTCTTTCGAGTGAGCACACCGATATTTCTTCGTACCACTTGGTTATTGAAAGTCTTATCATCGTCTGTGTACTTGTGCTGATATGCGCTCTGCTTTTTGAGTGAGTAGTAATTTCCATCAATACCAATCACTAGTTGTTGAATGGCATCGCCACCTTCGTCCTGTCGAATCACATCACCTTCGCCTGCAAGACGGGATGCGCTGTATGTAAAATCTGCGACACCTTTGCTCGTGCTATTTTCCCAGACATAATCTGCTTTTATATTGTTTGCCGATGCTGAAGGTACAGTTACGAAAGTGACACTCCATGCACCTGTAATGTAATTTATAGTTCCTACGCCTCCAGCAGTCCCCTTTAAGTTTCCATTTTTATCATCAGTAAATATCTCACCTCCTCCGTCAGTACACTTGATAGTTACGAGTCCGCAGTTTCGCTTTGGTTGACCTGATTTAAATAGAAGAGTGCCAGTGAATACTGTTTGTGATCCGTTTCCACTTCCGACATTCTCGTTTGATGTTTGTGTGAAGCTTGTGCCATCGCGCTGTACGTCAACATAACTTCGATAAAGACTTGTAGGGTCTTTTGCTATTCCCCAGAGATACATTCTGGCTTTATCAATGAGAGGAAATCCGCAGAAAAAGTCGGTTGTAGTATAAAGTTGGATGTAATCATTCGGATTTGCGTTTGCAAATTTGAAGAGTCCTCCTGGACCTCCGGCAAATGTCCATGCCCCTGTAAGTGAGCTATAGTTTGTAAAAATGTAGAGGTCATTTACTCCGAGTCCTGTGACCACGTCTATCCATGCGAGTCCGTTGAAATATTGGATTTTAGTTGCGATTTTGCGCCAGAGAATTGCAATACCAGTGCTTTTGTATCCGATATGGATTGAGGGACATGTTCCTGCCGCGCCTTCTTGTCCGACAGTTACCTTTCCTCGAGCAAGTTCAATACGACCATCAATCGTCAGCCAATTGATGGCATCTTTTGCGCTGTCTTTTGGAGTATCCTCATTGTCTTCACGATTGTGTACTCCTGATGCAAATTTTTTAATTTCATGGTCTGCCATAATTTAGATGAGTTTGAATCTCGCATCTCTTAGCTTGAGATTCTTTAGGTATCTCTGGTACTGCACAAAGTTATCCTGCATGCTACTTCTCGCCTTTTCAGACTTCTTGATAATTTCCTCATCGATAAGCATTGAGAATACAATCATTGGATGATATTCGGCAGGAAGTTTTGGCGACGTTCCAACAGTGATGTCATCTGGACTTGTTTTGTAATCGAATTCATATGCAGCACCCGTGCCAGGATTTTGTGCAAAGTTTATTTTTCCGTCAGTTGGATCAATCCAACACACATTGCTGTAGTTGTTTGCATTTCTCTGACCCATTGGAACGACGAGGTATGGTGATCGTCCGACATAAACAACTTTTGTTATAGGCTCACCGACAGTTGGGTCTTCGCTGTAATTCTCCATGAGCTCGTCAAAGTCGGAGGGTGGAGTAATCTTTCCGTCGCTCTCTACATTGCCTGCTTTCTTTCGACGAAGAAATTCCCATGGCTGTTCCATGTAAATGAGCCGCAACTTATCGTTTGCGAGTATCAGTTCTTCATCGCTCGACAGATCAGTTGTGTCGTCCGTGTAGAGTTCGAATCGGTCTATGATTTGTTGTCCGGTTAATGGTGTAGCCATAATGATTTTTATTTCTCAATGCCAGAGGCAAAGCTAAGTTTGACCCTGGCACTGAGCCCGAGCGAACTCGGGTCAGTGTGTCTGTTAAGACTGGAGAAGAACGTCGAGGAACTGTGGCTTTCCATCGGCGAAGGTGAAAATTCCGTAGATTGCATCTGCACGGATGATCTTTGCTCGCTGATATGGGTCGTCCACCATTTCCATTTCGGCGAGGTCTTGGATGACCACGTCGATCGCACCCTTCTTACCGTAGTAAGCGTGTACGAGATTCTTGGTGACTGTGTACGTTGCGTTTCCACCGAACACAAGTCGACCTGAACCAGTACCAGTGATGGTGATTGTGTCTGCGCCATCGTTATCGACTGCAGCAAGCTGCAAGTCGACCCAGTTGGACTGATCGTAACTAGGGTCAGTGTCAGTCCATGCGACATACTTCACTCCGGCTGTGCCAGAAGTTTGGTGAATCGCATCGATAAGATTGTCTCGAGTTGCATCCACACCTGCCTCGAGAAGAACGTTACCTGGCGTAGCACCGATTGCGGCCACGAACGTGTACACGAATCCATTAAGCGAGAACGTCTCGCCAGCCGTTGGATTGGCTGACATCGTGATCACTGCCTCTGCGAGAAGGTTCTCGGAAAGGTAGAGCTCAGCGCCACCGACTGGACCGGCATAGCCATTCTTGAAGGCAGCAGCAGCGAGGTCAATGTTTTTAGACATGACGTACTGCTCGATCACCGAACCACCATAACTGTCGAGGACGAGAGCAAGACTTGTGAGGTCTTGGTTTGCCTTTCGCAACTTCGCACGTCCCTGAGCCAAAAGCTGAGGGATGTTTGTGGTTGAAAGAACGATAGCCGTTCCGTTCGAACTCATCGTGGTCAAGTCTCCGGTATCGAATGTCTGAAGAGCATTCTTTACCTGAGCGAATACATCGGCATCGATGTAACGAGATAGTTTCTTGGCTACCTCTGCACCGATTGTCTCTGCCGGATTCAGTGGGCCAGCCTGAATCATTTCTTTCTTTGAGACACGGAAGTCTGCACCCTTGTTCTTGTTTACAAGAAGGGTTTCGCCCGAGTCATTGAGCTGGTCAATGGTTCGGTTCACACCGATCGTAATGTTTCGAATACGAATCGGAGCGAGAGAATACTTCACACGTTTTACGGATGCTCCGTACTCGAGTTTCTTTTCGAGGCGTGTGTTGGCGATCTCCATAGCCACGAGCACTTTGTCGAATACCGCTTGATAGGCGTTATCGAACTGTTCTTTGAATTGAACTAACATGGTTGGATAAATTAATTAAGTGAATAAATTTACCCTTCCAGATATCAATTACTTAGAGCGATGACGTGAGCGGTGGGTCAGTCGGTCGATAAGACCTTCTTGGTACTTATCAAATTCCTGTCCGCCCTTTTCTCGGGACTCAGCGATGCGCTTGTGATCTTCTTCGGATGGCTTGGTGTAGTCCGGTTCTTTCTGGTGATTACCGCCTTGTGAGCTGTATCCTTCCATTCCAGGTTCGGGCTTTACTGTATCGCCATAAAGTTCCTCAAGGATATCTTCCATCGTGCGACCGAGGTTTTCCTCACTCGACATGATGTACTTCCTTACGGCCTCTCTTTTGGCGACCTTTCCAAGCTCCGGATTGTCAGCAATCACTCGGTCAAACTCTTTCGAGATTGCACCAGTGATTTGAGCGTTACTGATTTCCTTTGATTGAGCCTCCGTCTTCTTCTTTATGTCTTTGATGTCTGAAAGGTACTCGTCTTCGAATTGTTTCTTAGACTTTGTGAGCAATGCGTTTGCCAGCTTTCGTGTGAACTCTGGGTCTGCACTTCCTTCGATGAGCGTTTCGATTTCGTCTTTAGCGTCCTCGCCACGCAAACCTCCCTTCTTGATCTGCTCTTGCAGTTCACGAATGGTTGGAATGACCTCGTCACGAATCATTTTTTTCATCTCACGATTCTCTTTCTTGAGGTCGACGATGAGACTGTCTCGGTCGTCACCTTCTTTAGGCTTGCCGCCCTTAGAATCACTTTCGCCTCCTGCAACTTGTGCAATCGATTGACCATTTGAAGGGTTGTCTGAATCTTTCTTGCCACCCTTATCGGCTGGCTGAGATTCCCCTGCAGCTTTTCCTGACTTATCGTCAGCGGGCGCTGCATCCTGTGTGTGTGGTTTTGGCATACGTTTTATATTTCGATGGTTTCGCCCCATCGATGCTCCACTTGGAAACGCTGAGCACTAGCGCGATTAACCTTTTTATTAATAAGAGGTTGGCCCCTCTATGCTCTAAGTGTGTTCGAGAAAAAATGCAGAACTGTAGGAATTACTTTTTATAGAAAAAGCCACCGATTTTGGCGGTGGTTTTTTCTTTATCTTTTCTTGAAAATTTCTTTACTTCGCAAGGTCTGCTGCTGCACTTGGGCGTTTGCGAGCAAGCTCATTTAGCAGAGTATCCATGTCTTCATCTGCTCCGACAAAGCGCCTAAGCATCTGCACTGATGCCTCAAATCGAGCAACGATTGATACAAGCCGTCCGATTTCTGGATTCTCATGGAGTACCGCAAAGAGTTCATTCATCGCCTTGCGAGATTCATTCTGAAGGCGCTCGATTGTGTCTTTGCCGGCAGGAGTTTTGCTCCAAGAGACAAGGTCAGCGCTTACATCGATGGCTTTGTTGAGTTCCTCGACTTCGGCATCATCAGCTTGTTGATTTTCTTGTTCAACTTCCTGTTGAGCATTGTGCGGACCAGTAAGGTCTGGCTCTGGTTGTGTTTCTTGTGGTTCACTCATATTTTTAATTGATTACGGACCTCTTTGTCTTCAGCGATAAGAGTTCGGAGAATACTTTTCGACATTTTCTCCTGATCCTTGAACTGTTTCGCTTTGTTTTCCTGAATGGCGAGCATGGTCAGAGCAAATCGCTTTTTGGGCGATAGTTTTTTCATCAACGCTACAAGTTCAGGGTTGGCACGACGAATGTTATCAGCGAGAGACTCTTGCAACTTTGCATTCGCCTCCATTTCACGCGCTTGCTTACGAACCTGCTCAATGTTTCGGTTCATTTCGCGCAAAGAAAACTCAGTGACCTGACCATGCTTTGTGATGCGATAGTCGCCTTTATCTTTTGCTTTCTTTTTTACTCTGTAAGCGAATTTAAGCATTAGAGTGATGCCGAGCCGGCGCTGTTATCGTTGTTTGCTTGCTGATTTTCTTCTCCCTCCACATTTCCGACAGTCGACTCTACCTGACCTTCAGGAGCGATTTCTTGAGACTGTCCGGATTCGGTTGATGATGCTACCTCATCGACAGAGGAATCATCTGATTGAATAGGTTCACCATTATTTTTAGAGCCATTCAACTCGTAATCCTCACGAGCCGCTCTCTCAGTTTCGAATAATGGACTACGGAAAATCACAGACCCGTTCACGTCATAGCGTTTCCAGAGCCACTTTCCTTCAGCCTCTACAAATTTCACATTGTTTGATTCAGACATAAATTTAATTTAATTAATTATTTTGATAATGCTGCGGTTACTGCAGCCTCCGCGCCTGGGTCACCAAGCGGGATCTCTCCTGTTGCTGCTAAATCAGTGTTCTCGAGACCGGTTCCATCGACCATTCTTCCCCCGCCTCCACTGATCAAGCCTGCCTTTGCGGATTCCGCTACCACTGAGCGTGCTGCATTCTTCTCTACAATCGGACTCATCTCATCGATGTAAGCAAAGACTGCCGCATGCTGTTCAGAAGTGAGCTCGTGATCGTATTTGTCCGAGAGGTCATGGAGTCTTTGCAGGAATGCAGTATTTGCATCCTTATAGGTTGGGGCTTTATCGCCTCCGATAATAAGTTGGAACGCCTCATCTGCCTGAGCGACTACTTCAATCGCATCATAATCACTGGTATCAAGAAGACGTTTGATTGTGTCGTCATCGACACCGGCAATTGCTGCCTGAGTTTCAAAGAGAACTTTCTGATTGATTGTCTGGTCACCTTTGTATGATCCGAGGAATGTTAGTTTGTTCTTGCTATCAGCGAGATTGCTTTGTGCCTCTGCAAGACTTGATTCAACGAGAATGTCGTAGTCGTCTGAGAAAGGTTTCAAATCTCTCGAACTCACCATTTCGATTTCAAGACCCATTGGACCGAGAATTTGAACGGCTGTCTTCTTCTTCAAATCTTGCATCACACCTTCTTTGTGCAAGACGGCGAATCGGTAGTAACCTTCGGCATAGCTTTTGTTTAGGAGACCGAAACGATCTCCTGCTTGCATGAGATTTCCTTCGTAAATTCCGAGTGTGTCCTCATCCCCTGTGCCTTTCACATCTGCTGTAACTCCACTTTCTGTTTCAGTGATCTGTTCGAGCTTGTCGTACACCTTGAAGGGACCTTCAATCGGAGGAGTCTGGCGTGTTTGCAATACTCTGTTTACATCTACGTTGCCCTCAATTTCTATATACCCATCTTTTCGATATCTAACCTGTGCGAGATTTCGTACATAATCGACGTTAACCGCAGTCTGAGGTCTGTTAATCTGCTCTGAGTTATCGAGCGACTGATTGATACTCTTTTCTTGTGCCATGAAGATGCCACGGGCAAAATCACAATACGAAGGAGTCCAAAATTCACGAGGGTCAGGGAAACAAGCCCATGTCCAAATCGGATATCTTCCGCTTTTTCTTATTTCAGTCCAAGGCTCACATCGGATGCAGTCACCGGATGGAGTGATGACGAGATAGTAGCGATCATCATTCTCATCGGTAGTAATCCATGTATAAAAAATAAACTGATTCTCATTCTTGAAACGTTCTCGGGGTGCACCACTTGCCTTTCGATTATCTTTGTCGTTATCTTGTTGGGTTTTTGCTTTGGTGTTTGTGCCACCATCAAGCAAATCTTCGACCACTTTCTTGTAATAGATTCCGTCTTTGATTCCTTTTGAGAGTTGGGCACGAGTGAGTTTGGTATTCCACCATCCGAGGTATGCGGCTTTCTCGACACCGCTACCATCCTCTTCTTCAGTGCAGAGACCTCCAACGTCTGGGTCAATAAGAAAGTCTTTCGGATCAATGAGGTTGAGCAAACTTCGATACTGACCTTTATCGTTTCTTGTAAGATAGAGATAAATTGCACGTCCGTAGATTGCTGCATCTCGCTTACCCATGAGGTCTTTGAAATTCCAACGCCCTATCTTTGCATCCTTATCCTTGATGGCGTTCATGAGTTTCGACTTCTTCAAGTCAGCCGATTCTCCTTTCACATATTTAAATGTCAGAGGGCTATCAATCTTTGAGAGAATTGTGTGAACGAATCCATGCATCTTGTAGAGAGGCACTTGTGCTCGAGTATCAGCCTGTTGTGTCGTGCCTCCAAATGGTGAGATGACTGCGGGACTACTTTTATCCGGATTCATCATGTCTTCGTTTTTATTCCACGCAGACATTCGCGCCTTTTTGTAGCGATATGAAAAATCTATCTCTTTGAGTGCCTGTTGAGCGAGGGCATCTCGTTTCTTGTAATGCGCTAATGCCATGATGTTTTGAGTATGAGCGTGAAAATTGTTCTTTCTGTAGGAATTACTTTCATTTAGATACCGATATCAGGGTATTGAGGACCGATATCCGTGTATTCGTCTTCATATGCCGGCTTTATCTTGCCGTATGCAGTATCTATTACCCTTTCTGGTTGGATATCTCGAGGGCGTTCTGTGCCTGCGGGACGTGCAATGTCGCTTTGGTATGCTGTCGCATCGCTTGTGTCGTCGTATGGCGAGTCAGGAAAGCGGATTAATTCATTCTCGAGATCATTACATTCACCTTCTAGATGAAAAACGCTCCGAGTTTCGTATCGGTAAAGCAAACCTGTTCTTATTCGATCTTCCTTCGATCTACCTGCATGTTTGAGCCACATCAATGGTAGGAATATTTGTCGCATTCTCTGCTCATGACGGAACATCGGTTCAAGACCGCGCGTGAATGCTGTATCTTCCCATCCGAACTTCACAGGAGGAGTACCTGCTTGAATTAGAAACGCATAGAGTCCGAACATCTTCTCGATGATTGCTGTTGGACCGAGCTTTTCTCTCCATGCTTTCAGATGCCACTTGCCCTCTTTGTCTATCCAGTTGATACAGATGCCGACATAGTCTCCCTCCTTACTTACTTCGCCCTCTTTTCTACTTGGAGTGTCGAGCGTTACATATGCGGCCAGTTTCTTTTGCATCAAGTTTTCCCATGTGACTGTCTGGAACCACTCGCGCTTGAAGATAGCTCGTGTTTCGTCTACCGGCTGACAAAGCATTTCAGCTTGGAAGTCGAGGTCACCTTCTTCAGGAGTCCACATTGATCTTTTCTTTGCCTCGATACTTAGCTTTCCTGTTTCTTGTGCATCAGCATCCGTTACAGTCCATCGTTCGGGCCATGTAGGAGTATGCAAACCTTCCATCAAAGTGCCCTGGCAGATTGGCACAACTCGGACCCTGAGTTCGGAATCGACTTTTGCTCTCTCGATAACACTCTGCACGTTTCCGTATTCGCTTAGAATGTTTCCGAGGTATAGAACTCTGCGCCTTCGAGAGTCGAGACTTCTTTTGAATTCTTGGATGTGTGTACGAATCTGATTTGTAGCGGCCTCACTCTTGAGAGTCTTCTTTGTTTCAAAGTCATCAAGCAATACGAAACCTGGACGCATTGAGCCGTGCACTCGACCTCGAACACTTTCTTGTGTGCTGTGTGCCTCGATACGAATACCTTCCTTTGTGATGTTTCCAAAATCATCTTTCATCGGATTCGTCACAAAGTCTTTCACTCTTTTCTGAGTTACCTCATCGTGAGTTCTTTTTGTGTTGTACTTTTCCCCGAAGTCTTCAATGAATCGCTGGTTGGTCTGAAGTTCCCATACAATATCGAAAAGGATACGCTCCGAGTTTGTACTATCGAATGCATCGGTGTTGATGTAGGGCTCGGTGTCATAAGCAATCATGTAAAGAATAAGAGCCTTTGCAAAACTTGTCTTCGCACTTTCACCGAACATAAACCATGCAACCTCTCTGATGCGATGCTCCAAGAGGTCATGCACGTCAGCCATCATGTCGTAGTGAAAATCCCCGAATTCACTTCGGACATAATGTTTCAAGTAGTAGGCTACGAAATATCCAAAATGGTCTTTGATATTATTCGTACGCACCTCCTTGCGTTGCTCCCTCAGTGCTCGGAGACCCTCCGTTGTCACTGGCTTGAGCGATGCTGTTGGTCTTGGGTTTATCATTTCGGCTAAACATTAATTCGTAATCTTCTATCTCTTTTTGCGTGTATACGACCACGCCGATTCTTTCTGTCTTATTGACCTCGAACGTTTGAGGGACTTTTCCATCCACTCGGTCAATGACCATTCCCGCTGCTTTAAGGTTGCCGTCTGCTGCCATCGTTATCAGTTTTTTTGCGATCACTTTGTCGTAGGTGACCTTCTGTCCATCCTTGGTTACCCCGCCGACCTCTCGGACCGCATCTCTGAATAAAGTCGAGAAATGCCGAGCACCCAGAGGCTTGCCCGGATTACCTGGAAGGAACTGTCCTGTGGCTGGGTCTTTACCCGTATTTTGCCCGTATTTACGGGTGTCAGACGAGTCTGAAACAGGCTCGGAAACCCCCTTATTTGCCTCCACAGGTGCAGTAGGTTGATCAGCCGTCTGAACGGCTTTAGGAGCCTCCAAAAGGAGCACTTTTTCTTGTTTGTTTTCATTATTCTTCTGGGTCATGCTCGTATAAGGTCTTTGGCCACATTTCGGACTGGCCGTTCCGGACTACCTGTTCTATGCCGGTGAAATCTACCCATCGCTGGACGATTACGTCGACGAACTTCGGGTCGAGTTCGATGCCCGCACAAACACGGCCGGTTTTCTCGCAAGCGATGAGCGTGCTACCGCTACCGAGAAATGGATCAACAATTAAATCTTCTGCTTTGGAACTGTTGAAGATTGCATACGTTATTAGTTCGACTGGCTTTTGTGTTGGATGCAGGTACTCATTCACTTTGTCTCGCCGCATTGTCCAAATCGTGAGCTTTCCTTCAGTCTCAAGTTTCTTTTGTCGTTTTGCCCAATTGATTAGTTTCTGTTCACTATCCTGGAAGTCGATAATTGTTGAATGTGTGCGATCACCATAGAAGACTGTTTTAGTTCCATCCTTTGATGCGTAGAAGAACGGCTCATGTTTCCATCGGTAGTCGCCCCACCCCATCGATGCTGTTGGCTTATTCCAGATGAGCTGGTTTCGAATAGCCATTCCGTATTTTTTTAACGCCTTCTCGAATTGTGCTTGTGTTGATGTTGAGTGGAAGACATACCAACCCGCACCAGTCTTTGCCACCTCAGCGAGACATCCGAATGCTCTCTCGAGGAATGAATCAAATGCCTCTGCATCCATATCGTCATTCATGATTCCCTCGCTTGTTTTCTTTCCTCGCCCTGAGTAATTCACGTTGTATGGTGGATCGGTAAAGATGCAGTCTGCTTTCCTTTGCTGGACCGACTTGTCATAGGCATCTTTGTCAGTTGAATCTCCACAGACAACAGTGTGCGGACCGAGTTGGTATACGTCACCTATTTTTGTTTTCGGCTCTATGGGCGTTTCGGGAACTATGTCATCTTTCTCATCGTCTTCGAGAATGATGTCTCTATCAAAGCCTGTGAGAGTGATATCGAATCCTGCGGCATCGAGGTCTTTGAGCTCATCAGTTATGAGTACCATGTCCTGACCAGTGAGTGCGTTGAGTTGATTGTCTGCTATTCGATACGCTTTGATTTCGTCTTCGTTCAGGTCATCGACCATGACATAAGGGATTGCTGCCTCACCTTTCTTCGTGAATGCCTTTTGCTCCATGAGCGTGTAGCCGAGGAGTTCGGTCATTGCAATAAAGCGTCCGTGCCCTGCAACTATCACACCCGCAGCATCGAGGACGATCGGTTGCTTACATCCGAATGCTTTTATCGAACTTGCGATTTTCTCAAGCTGAAAGCCTGGGTGTTCTTTGGCATTCTTATCGTATTTTTTTACGTCAGTTATTTGCATATTAGTTTTTTTCCATCCAACCCACCATGCTCGACTCGTTGCATGCACCAACTTTGCCGTCATCGTCGATGTACTCATAGGTGGGTTTGCCTTTTTCTGTTGGCAGGATGCCGATTACAAGACGCTCTATTCCTTTTCTGTTGCGACAGATAGTACCGAAGGTGTAAGTCATCTTTTGATTTGGATTCTTCTTTTCCCAATGATGGCGGAGTGCTGCGAAGAATTCTCCTTGGACCGTTTCAAGGAAGGCGATAATTGCTCCCCTGCTGTCTGTTTTGAAAATTGGCAGGAGACTATGTGCGCCGATAATCCAAGCACCGACAAAGTCCGGACGTGCCGTAAGGAATCTTGCCGATAGGCTTATTGGATTCAGCACGGGTTTTGTTTCTTTTTTTGTGTTCTTTTTTGGCATATGAATTAATTATTTTTAATGGTTATGACATGTCGCATCTGACTCGAGTATTTCATTGCAGACACTGCATCTCTTAATCCAGAGATGATGCGCGCACGCCTGTCTCTTTCTTTCTTGCCCGAGCATCTGAATATATTCGTAAGAGCCTTTTACTTTCTTCAGGTATTTTTCTTTCTGTCTCTCCCTGTAGACCTTTACTATTTCTTCAGGCATGTACTTTGGCATTGCAACCCTTCGAACCCATCCGTTGTTCCCTGCGTGGAATCTAATCGCGCGAGGATCAACTTTGAAGAAACGTGATATCCACAGAATCTTCCAGCCACAGTCTTCATACTGCTTTCTAGCCTCATCGATTTGTGAGGCATTTAATTTGTGCCGTGGGTTATTTGCGTTGAACATAGCTTTTTCTAGACCCAGTGAAGAGGAGTTTTCCGATGATTGCCTGGACCGCGTTCACTGTTACCGCATTGCCTAGGGTTTTATATCTTTGCGAATCACTTACGCCTTTCGTCCATCCATCCGGGAAGCCTTGGAGTCGTTCGCATTCTGTGGGAGTGAGTCTTCGTATCTTCATATCTGGAGTTAACGTGTGCTGTTGCATTCCGGTATCCAGTGTCTGCGCTACGTCGCTCACTCTGCCTCGCCGAGTCTTGCTATTCGGGACTGCAAGATTTATTGATTGACCGACCTTCGCCTCCGCATATCCCTTCTTGGTCGCCTCTTTAATGCGGACGGCATACAATCCTGTCTTTGCTCCGAGACCACCGGCTTGACTTGCAAGCGTGACGGAGATTCCTCTCGGATCGTAGACTCTATTTCCTTGACTACCGCCTATGATTTGACGTGGCGATCTTTTACCAACATAAGTTCCGTTTGAGTCAGCGGTAACTCGTGTCGTGATGGTTGGTAGGACAATATCCTCGCTGTTGTTTTCGGTGAAAGGAAATACTTTTGGTCGGGCTGTTCCTCTAAGATGTCCAACAATGAACACGCGCTCCCGATTCTGTGGGACTCCGAAATTCTTTGAGTTAAGCACCTGCCACTGAATGTCGTACCCCAATTTTGCAAGCGTGGAGATAATGGTTTTGAAAGTGTCGCCATTGTCATGAGATAGCAATCCTTTGACGTTCTCCAATAGGACAAGCCTTGGTTTTTTACTTCTGAGAATGCGTGCGATGTCAAAAAAGAGCGTACCGCGCGTATCTTCGAAACCTTTCCTTTTACCAGCAATCGAGAAAGCCTGGCACGGAAATCCTCCGACCAGTAGGTCGAAATCGGGCAGTTTGTTTGGTTTGATTTTTGTGATGTCTCCATAGTTTTTGTGTTCAGGGAATCGCTTTTGGTATATCTCGATCGCATGCTTGTCGATTTCCGAGTAACCCACGCAAGTAAGCGGTTTTTGTCGTGAGCCGTTGCGGTGATTGTGTTGGCTAGTCCGTCCTCTCGAGGGACCAGAACTTTTAAGCTGCGAGTATCCTTTACCACCCCGAGTCTTCTCAGTTGCTTTGCCTCCTCGGTTCGCCTTTCGGTCAGCTGTTTCCACATATGCGTTGAGTATGCCTAGCTCGAACCCGCCGATGCCGGAAAATAGGCTGAGATACTTCATTGCTCATTTGAGTTGAGGACTATCTCCACTTCGACCCGTCCTTTTCCATCGGACGCATAGTGAGATTCGAATGCCCCATCAAGGAACTTATCGTTTTGGAAGAGCGCATCAGCAAGCCCTTTGAAGACATTGTCTGGGTCTGCATGCACTCCATTGACCCAATAGATAACGATGGACATCTTTGCCCTTGCTGATATTTTTGTGGTGAGAGGTTGTGTGGTTTCGAACTTGAACTCAGGATATTCACGATAGAAAATACTGCGGACGTATTCTTTCCATGCGTGGTATTTCTTTGCCTTTGGTAGCCAGAGTGCTCTGCCTACTACTCGGACATACGGGACCGGATTACCTTCTATGTCTTCCGGGTTTCCTTTTATAGTGAATTTGATTGTTTTCTTCATGGAGTTTTTTAGTGTTTAAATCTGTTAATGGTCATCTTTTGAGTGAGTTCTCGTATTTGCTTTCCAAAGTTATCCACAGGGTCCCTAATACTAGGTTTCTCTTTTTTCCCTAGATTCTGTGTGTTAACTTGCTTTACTACTTTTGGTAAAGAGGATTTACCACTTCTGGTTAACTCTCTTAACTGGTTAATTTCGTTTACTACTTTATCCACATCCATATGCAGGTTTAGCTTGTAGCGATTTCCCATTGATCTCTGCTGTACTGAAATGACTCCAACTTTGATGAGATTTTGGAGTGCTGTGTTTACTGATGGACGAGACAATCCTGTGCCGTAATCCAAGCGTCTACCCTGGCTCGTCTTGATGCCGTTTTCGAATTGAGAAAAACTGATGTTGTCTTCGACCTTATGAAAACCGAAAGTGCGTCTACATATGTAAAGTAGGCATCGAGCCTCTGCCTCGGATATGCGAGGAAGAACAAGATCCAAAATTACATTTGGAATCTGGGAGCTATTTGGTATTAAGTTTTGGTGTTTTTCGTCCATAGTTTTTTGGAAGAGAGAAGACATCGATTGCTCGATGTTCTTCCCTGGTTAGTGCGGGGGCTTAGCCCCCGATCTCAGCCCTCATGCCACTGCGATCAGGGCTGAGTCAGTGGCCAAGCTACTTAGTTGTTACTTGCCACTTTTCACTGCAGCCTTGGCTGGCTTTTTGGGCTTATCTTCTGTCTTTGAATCTCGAAGGTCTTTTTCGAACTTCTGTTCAGGTGTCGGCTCAGGCACTTGTTCGCCTTTCAATTCAGCGATCTTCTTCTGAGCAAATTCCTGTACTCGTGCGAATCCGTCCTCGAGGACATCTGGTCGCATCGACTCTATTGCGGACCAGCTGCGGGTCTGGAAGGCGTACTCAAGCGCATCAGTTTTGTTTTTCTTTTCCTGTGCGCCTGTGCTTGGCCAGATTGATACGAGGTAACCCTCGATTTCCTCAAGCCATCGCTTTCTTTCAAGGACCCACTTACGCTTATCTTCTTCTGTGCGGATCAACTCTCCGGCATCTCGCACTGCTGGGCTAAAACGTGCGGTTGCAGGGTCTTTGATGACTGCCTCGATTGCCGGTGCAAAGTCCTCGTAGGTAGGGTTTTTGAAGACCTTTCCGTCCAAGAGATTGCCTCGACCCTTGAGGACAGTTGCCTGTCGCCACACCTCTCGGTTTTTTCGAGTGATGAGCTCATGGCGTTCCATCAATACCAAGACATCGAATTCGTATGCGGCGTTTTTCTCTGCCTGCATCTTTACTCCGGTCTTGGTAAATTCCTTGCGACCATCCTCATCTACTTCCTGTTCCATTCGATCCGACACACGCCCTGTGGCGATGATGTGGAGTGGCGACTGGACCATTGGTATTGAGAAGTTTCGGTTCCAGTCGGACTTGATTGCCATCCAGTCTTGGATTTGGAACGTCTGGCGATTAAGCTTTCGCTTGTACGCCTCTTGGAAGTCCATCCAGATGTGAGTGATACTGTCGATCACCACAATGTCTGAATATCCATCCGTACAGAGTTTCATTGCCGTTACCAAGTCAGCGAGCGAGTGTGTCTCGCGCACCACCGCCTCAATCCCATGCTCTTTGAAAAGCGGGACCAAAAACTTTGATGCTTTCTCGGTGTCGATAAGGACAATTGGCTTTGTACTTGCGATCTTCTTGTGAAGACCGATTGCTACTAATGCGGCACTCCAGCTTTTGCCTGTGCCCGGCTCTCCCTCAAAGGCTGCTTTGAAGTAGGGCTTTGTGTTTCCGATTGCGGTGAAGAAACTTTCTTCGTCCACTATCGGGACCACCTTCCTTTCTAATGTTTGTGTTGTCATAGTTTTTTAGCTATTGACTCCACGAAGGGGTCTTTGATACGATGTATCTACGGTAAGAGGCCTCCTTCGGGGGGTCTTTTATTTTTTGAATAATTTAGTAATTCGCTTATCTGCCTCAGTCAGCATCGTTTTGTTGATCTGACTCATGATTTCTTTGAGCAATGCATCTCTGATGATTCCGTGTGCCATGGTGATAGCTAGGTCATCTTCAGGATCAACATTGGTCAGCTTTCCCATGAGTTCGCCTGTGTAATGGGCTACCTCATCGAGGGCTTCTGGAAGGATTCGCTCATCGACTATTGCCGGAGCTCTATCTTTGACCAGTTTCAACGCCTCCCTCGCTAGCGTTCTCATCTTTTCTTGATTCGGCATTGTTTGATTCTTGAATTCGCTGCAATTGAAACTCTTTTTTCTCTTTGCGCTTTTTTTGGTTTTGAAGGCTTAGAGGAGTATTCTTCTGCAATCGAATTTCTTTAGGCTGATAATTGATATCGACTTGATCGCCTATGCTGAGTCGATATTTTGTCGTGAGCCATTTACCTTCAAGGATTAAGGCTGGTATGCCTGGTCGCCTGTAGGTAACAGCTCGTGTGGTGTTGAGTGTTTTCTTCATTGTTAGCATCTGGACCCGTCGGACCGATCCCTTTCGGGACAATGATTAATTGGCTAGTAATTTCGACCTTTTTGGTGAACTGCGGAGCAATACAAAAAGCCCCGCTTTTCAGCGAGGCTTTTTCTTCGATATTGTGATTTAAGCTCTATTTCTGTCCGTCCCGGCCATTTGTCCAAATGCCTGCGTTTATCCTCATCTGTCTCCCTTCTTCTTCTGGGAGGAGGTAGGATGCCGCCGCAATGACATGGCGAACCAATGTATGGGTGTACCCTATTTCGTTGTCATACCAAGCTAAAACCTTCACCAAATCACCCCCGACTACTCTGGTAAACGTCAGATCAGCAATCGAGGCGTGCTTGTTCCC